GGAGTACGGTGATCAGGAGTCCCTGCAGATCCTGGACATCGAGAGCAAGCTCCGGCCGGGGTGCTACTCGCGCAAGGCCGTGCCCGTCTGCGGAGCCGTCTGATGCGCGGGCAGAAGCTCTGGCTCAAGGTCGCGGCGCCGCGGGGCGAGATCAAGGTCTACGTGACACGCACCAGCCCGACCGACGATGAGGGCAACGAGTGCCACGCCATCTTCGACCCGGAGACGAACACGATCACGATCGCGGTCGGACCCTTCGAGACCATGAAGATGAAGCTCTTCCACGAGCTGATGCACGTAGCCTGGAGCGACGCGTCCGGTGACATGCGCGAGAAGGTCACGGGCGGTAAGACAGCCGACGAGAGGGGCCGGCGCGAGGAGATGATCATCTCCTTCCAGGAGCCGCCGCTCTACGATCTCCTGACCCGCAACGGGTGGCTGTGGTTCCCGAAACCGCCGCGGTTCGAGTGACTATCCTACAAGGACGCATGAGCACCATTTCGACCATCGAGGACATCGTCAGGATCACCAACAAGCGTGCGCAGCCCCTGGAGGCCGTTCTACTCAAGGCGAAGATCAACACGAAGCAGCTCCAAGGCGCGGTGGAGGAGGGAGCCAAGCGAGGCTTCCAGATCCGCGTCCGCGACGGGTACGTGTTCAGCCAGGTGGCCGCGGAGGGTGCCGAGCGCATCGTGATCGGAGCGGTGAAGCCCGGCCGGTACTCGGTCTGCCACTTCTCCGACACGCACTTCGGCTGCCGGCACACCGCCGAGGAGGATATCCTGGAGCACCTGACCCGCAGCTGGGAAGCAGGCGCCCGCGTCGCGGTGCACACCGGAGACCTGCTCGACGGCAACAAGCCGGTGCTCCTCGGTGACCAGGACTGGGTCGGCTTCGAGAGCCAGTTCATCCGGTGCCTGCGCACGATTCGCAAGGCCCCTCCGTTCACGTACGTCGCCATCGATGGCAACCACGATGGCTACTACTCCGCGTCCATCGGGACGCCCAGCGGCGCGATCGTGGCCAGCCGCATGCGCGAGAATGGCATCGACTGGCGCTTCGCGGGTGTGTGCGTCGGCCGTGCGCAGATCCACGGTGCGGACTGGCACCTCTGGCACCCGGCGGGCGGCAGCGCCAGCAAGATGGGCGTCATCAAGGTGATGTCCGACCGCGTCGACGACCTGGGAGAGCACGTGGACGTGCTGGCCATGGGCCACCTCCACAAGTTCGTCGCCGCGACCTGGGACGGCGCGCTCCTGGTGGCCCCCGGCACCTACCAGCGCAAGAAGAGCGAGTTCGCGAACCGCATCAGCGGCGACTGGGACATCGGCGGGGCCCTGGTGAGCTACGACGTGGACAAGGGAGGGTACGTCCATGCCCTCGCCGCCGATCAGAGGAAGGCGCGACCATGACCGAAGAGGAAGTCGTCAAGGCAGGCCGGATCGTGCTTCAGATGCTGGAGCAGCAGTGAACCCCTTGAGGGTCCTGGGCCTCTGTGGCCTGGCAAGTGCAACGCTGTCTGCCATCGGCGGATTCGCGAACACGCCGATGCTGCTCGGTGCGGCCGGGGCCATCATGGTCTTCGGGAACGTGTTCGCCCTGGTGAAGGGATGATCTCCAAGAACGACCCGCTGCTCCTCGCCTACCGCAAGGAACGCAACGCCAAGAAGAAGCGCGCGCTGGCTGACCGCCTCGTGCGCGAGAACATGAACCTGGTCCATCGCCTCGTCGGCAAGTTCACGCGATGGGCGCCGGAGGGCGTCGAGGTCGAAGACCTGACGCAGGCGGCACTGATCGCGTTCCTCTACACGATCGACAACATCGACGTGACGAAGACCTTCAGCACGTACTTCGCCTACCGCGTCTGGTACGAGATCAGCAAGTGCTGCGAGAAGGCTGGCCTCATCTACCGACCCCGCGGCACCGGGATGCCCTACAAGGTCCTGAAGCAGATCGAGCAGTTCATGACCGTCCATGGCCGGGCGCCCACCGCCGAGGAGCTGGGCGTGAGTCAGGAGAAGATGGACGCGTGGGCCCTACTGCCGACGACCATCTCCCTGGACCAGCAGATCGCGGAGGGCAGCACGCTGCACGAGGCGGTGCCCGACAGCAAGCCACTGCCCGACGCGGAGGCTGTCGACGACGAGGAGCACACGAGCGTGCGTGAGGCTGTCCTCGCCCTGCCGGAAGGGCAGCGCCGCGTGATGGAGTGCCTGTACTACCAGGGCAAGAGCGTGGCGGCGACGAGCACGCTGCTGAAGATGCCGGTGAGCTGGGTCGAGAGCACGCGAGATGCGGCCATGGAGAAATTGCGCGGCGAGTTGGGCTAACCTTCAGGTGTGATCTCTGACCCTGAAGACATCTCCCTCGACCGCGAGCTGGGGCTCCGCGGTGGCCTGGCCGAGTTCGTGAAGATGGCGTGGCCCATCGTCGAGCCAGCCACCGAGTACCGACCCAACTGGCACATCGACGCGGTCTGCGAGCACCTCGAAGCTGTCTCCCGCGGCGAGATACGGTGGCTCGGGATCAACATCCCGCCGGGCATGAGCAAGAGCCTCCTGGTGGCGGCCTTCTGGCCGTCGTGGGATTGGATCCAGCACCCCGAGCACCAGTTCATCGACGTGTCCTTCGACGGAGATCTGACGCTCCGCGATGCTCGTCGGCAGATCAACCTGATGCAGAGCGGGTGGTTCCTCGATCGCTGGGGCCACCTCGTGCGGATCCCGGAGGACGTGGCCGCGGGGGACTTCACCAACCTCCAGGGCGGGTGGCGTTACAGCACGTCGGTCGGCGGGAAGATGACGGGTCGCCACTGCGACATCATGATCATCGACGACCCGCAGAAGCCTAAGGACATCAGCAAGAAGACCCTGGAGACGGTGCGGCTCTGGTGGAAGGAGACCATCCCGACCCGCTTCAAGGACCAGAAGACCGGCCGGCGCGTCCTGATCATGCAGCGCCTCCACGAGGCGGACCTGGCGGGCATCGCGCAGCAGGAGCCGGGTTGGGAGTGGCTGCGGCTGCCCATGCGCTTCGAGAAGAGCGCGTGCTGCTACACGAAGCTAGGCGGCGACATCCGCACCGAGGAGGGTGAGCTGCTCGACCCAGTGCGCTTCCCGGACGAGGAGGTGAAGCGCATGGAGCGCGACCTCGGCCCGCGCGGCACCGCGGCGCAGCTCCAGCAGCGGCCCTCGCCCGAGCAGGGCGCGATCTTCCAGCGCGGATGGTTCCGGCACTACAAGGCGGCCCCGGCGCGCTTCGACCAGATGCTGCAGAGCTGGGACTGCGCGTTCAAGGACACGGACGGGTCGGACTATGTCTGCGGCGGGGTCTGGGGCATCAGCGGGGCGGAGTACTACCTCCTCGACCTCGTCTGGGAGCACCTCGACTTCCCCGCGACCTGCGCTGCCGTCGAAGCCATGACGCGGCGGTGGCCCAAGACCATCTCGAAGCTCATCGAGGACAAGGCCAACGGCACCGCGGTCATCCAGACCCTCCAGAAGAAGATCCCGGGCATCATCGCGATCACCCCCGAGGGCGGCAAGCTGGCCCGCGCCAACGCGGTAGCGCCGCTGTTCGAGGCGGGCAACGTGTTCTTCCCGGACCCGTCCATCGCGCCGTGGATCGACGACCTGGAGCAAGAGATGGTGACCTTCCCGATGGCCGCGCACGACGACCGCGTCGACATGGTCTCGCAGGTGCTGAACTACATCCAGACCAAGACCGCGAACTACAAGGCGGCGATGGCCAAGGCGAAGACCATGTTCCCGGGCCTATCCTGAAGCGTGGCCAAGGTACCCAAGTCGGACACGAAGATCGACATGCTCCTCCGGCAGTGCTCGCGCCTGAAGGGGCGCAAGGGTGTGCTCGAAGAGCTGGTATACGGCGCGAGCGTGTGCGCGCACTGCCGCGAGGACATTCGCGCGGAGGGCCAGGAGGCGCTGCAGGCCATGGCGACCATCGAGGGCATCTACTTCCGGTGCGCCCGGCCGTGCAAGTGCGGATGCTCAATGGGTTTCGTCACCATCGACGTGGAACCAGAAGTGCAGGAGGGATCGTGATGGCCCTCATCGAAGCACTCTATCCCTGGATCATGATCCTGGTAGCGGTGGTCGCTTACCGCCACGGTCGCGCGGTCGAGCGCAACATCATCGCGCTGGAGACTCCCGCCCCGCAGGCCCCGCCCTCGTCGCTGCCGCCGGACAGCATCGTGCCCATACTCACGGGGCAGGAGCGGGAGATGGTGTGGAAGCATCCCATCCAGGCCATCCGCATGATCCGAGATCGTTCGGGGTGTTCGCTTCTGAACGCCAAGAGGGCCGTCGAGGCCGAGAAGGAAGAGGGTCTCCCGCCTACCACAAGGAGCCGGCGATGATGTTCGTGATCGGGTTCCTGGGCGCGTGCGCGCGGTGGCTCTGGAGGAAGGTCACATGCCAGTCCATCGAGTGAAGGGCGGTTTCAAGTGGGGCTCGCACGGTCACGTGTTCAAGACCCGCGGCGAGGCGGAGGCTCAGGGCCGCGCGGCCTACGCCGATGGCTACCGCGGCGACAACGACGGTCGGCCTGGCCCCGAGCAGGAGCGCCAGGACGCGCCCGCGCGCATGACCAACCTCTACACAGGGGAGCCGGTCGATGACGAACCGTGACCTCATCTTGCACCTCGTCTACAAGGCGTCCCTGGACGCGGACACACCCGGCGCGGCGGAGAACGGCGCCCTGCTCGCGGCGCTGTACCTGCACGGCACCGACGAGGAGATCGACGACCTCGTGGCTACCCTGAAGAAGGAGATGCCGGAGATCTTCCCATCATGAACGTCGTCCAGTTTCAGATCCAGTTCCCCGAATTCGCGAGCACAGACGTAGCGCTCGTGCAGTCCATGCTCGACGCGGCGACGCTGGAGATTGACGTCTCGGTCTGGCGCGCGAAGGCCGACCAGGGTCAGGCGTACCTCGCGGCTCACAAGCTCGCGACCTCGCCCTTCGGGCAGAACGCCCGGCTCGTGGCCAAGGACGGTACGACGACGTACTGGACGACATACGTGAAGCTGCAGGGCCAGGTGGCCAGCGGGTTCAGGGTGGCGTGATGGACTGGGTACTCGTGATGGGCCAGATCATGACCGGGGCCGCGCTGGGCTTCGTGTGGGGCTTCTACCTCGCGGTGACAGCATGCCGCCGATGACCCTCGATGTGCAGCTCGCGATGCTCTGGATGATCTTCATGACCCTGTGGGCTCTCTGGGACAGGTTCTATGGGCCACGGGACTAAGGTCGAGGACCGCGACCACGGCTACAAGAAGCGCGTGAAGGCCATCCACACGATGGCCGAGGAGCGCCCCGAGGTGACGGTGGGCATTCACGAGGCGGAGGGTGCGGCGGCCTACGAGGATGGTGCGACGGTCCTGGAGGTCGCGATCTGGAACGAGTTCGGCACCGAGCACATCCCGGCGCGATCGTTCTTGCGCGCGTGGTTCGACGAGACCCGCGGCGAGGCCAAGGAGCGCTGGGAGATGCTCCTCCGGCAGGTGGCCCAGGGCAAGATCACCCGCGAGGTGGCCATGGAGCGCTTCGGTCTTTGGTGCGTCGGAGGCATCCAGGCGCGCATCGCGGACGGCATCCCGCCGAGCAACCGGCCGGGCACCATCGCGCGGAAGGGCTCCTCGAAGCCTCTCATCAACACGGGTCAGCTCCGGTCGTCCATCACCTTCAAGACCGAGGGCTAACCTTGAAGGGTGCCCGCTGCACCCCTCGTCCAGTTCCCGCGCGTCGACGTGAAGAACCTCATCATCGAGCTGACCGATGCGCCGGTGGTCTGGGACACGGAGCCGCTGCCCCTGCTGGGCGTGCGCAACGCCAAGGCGGGCTACTGGATCGAACTGTCGACGATCGCCACCACAACCAAGGGCTGGGACGAGGACCGTCTTACATACGACCCAGTCAACCAGGTGAACGGCGCCACACAGATCAGCTACCGCATCTACACGGTGCAGATCAAGGTCACGAGCCTCAGCCTGCAGGTCCCGGCCTTCGACGTGATCGACCAGATCCGCCGCGGGCTGCGCAGCATCACCGCGAAGGACCAGTACACCGAGTTGGGCATCGCGTTCGTCGACTTCGAGAGCACGCGCGATCTGCCCGCGCCCGCCGACAATCGCACCACCACGGTGAGCACCATGGACGTGCGCATCGCGTGGCAGGTGGCGACGGATCCGGGCGACAACGACGGCAACTGGATCGAGACGGTGGCCAAGCTCGATGACGAGGGTGTGACGCCCTAGACTAGGGTGTGGCCAAGTCAACTGGCGCTAGGCGGGCTGGTCTGAAGTACAGCCGTTCCGAAGCGGGACGAGCGTGCGCACGCCGGTACTACGACGTGAACAGGCACCTGTGCCTCACGCGATCGAAGGCAGCGGAGCTGCGCCGGAAGTATGGTCTCACCATCGAACAGGTCGACGCCATGATCGAGCGCCAGGCAGGCCTCTGCGGGATCTGCACGCAGCCGATGGTGCCGGGCAACGACACCTGCGTCGATCACGATCACGCCACGGGTCGCATCACCGGACTGCTGTGCCGGGCCTGCAACGTGGGCAAGGGCCAACTTCGAGAGGACCCCCTGCTGCTCAGGGCGGCAGCGGACTATCTGGAGCAATAACGTGGACTTGGCCGACGATCCAAATATCTACGAAGATCTCACCGTGGCGGTGGGCTGCGACCTGGTCTGGGGCTTCTCCCTGGAGCCGTGGGACGCCACCGGCACGACCGCGTCGTTCATCGTCGGTGGCACTCCGTTCGCGATGACCATCACGGTGCTGGACGACGGGTTCAGTAATACCTCGTCGTTCGACGTGCACCTCTCGCCCGCGCAGCTCGCGACCCTCGGCCTGAACGTGTCGGCCGCGCTCGCGGACTACGTCGTGCGCTGGACTGCCAGCGACGGATCGATCCAGCAGCTCGGCTACGGAAAGGTACTGGCGCAATGACCCTGCGACGCACGACCCAAGTCCAAGGCCCGCCCGGTCCGCCCGGCGCTGTGCACGGAGTCCCGACGTCGTGGACGCCCGGGGCCATCGCCAGCGGCGCCTTCGTGTCGCTCGACGTGAGCGTGCCCGGCGCGCTGACCGGCTACCCGGCCTGGGCCGCGTGGAGCGCGCTGCTGCCCGACGGAGTCACGCTCACGGCACAGGTGAAGGCGGCCGGCACCGTCCGGTGCACCATGCTCAACCTCTCCGGCGCCCCGCAGACCATCGCGGCCGGGGTCGTGTACCCCGAGGCCCTCATCCAGTGAGGAACTATCCTATGAGCATGCACCAGCATGAGACGTCTGTGCTTCTGGGGTCCTCGATGGGCGTGCTCACTGCGGCCATCCCGGACACCGTCGTCGACCTCGTCACCAAGGTCGTCACGGGCGTGGCGGTGGCCCTGATCACCGGCCTGGTGCACGGACTTGCGAAGCGATGGATGGAGCGAGGTAAGCGATGAGCGCGACGACGCAGAATGCCAAGGACGATCCGATCGGGCAGTGGCCCACGGTCACGAACCAGCAGACCATCGGCGGGACGGACATCGACATCTCGACGATCTTCTCCTGCGGGATCTGCAACAGGATCTACTGCAACGCCGCGGGCACGGTGGCGGTCAAGCGCACCGGAGACACGGCGTTCGTGACCTACACGGTCGTGGCGGGCACGGTGCTCATCGGGAAGTTCACGGCCATCGGCAGCACCTCGCACGGCAGCACGGCCATCGTGGTGAATCTGGAGCTGGTCTCGAACTGACCTATTCTAAGGGCATGAGCCCTCAGACCATCAACATCCTCCTCGTCATCACCGGCGTGCTGACCATGGCCACGCAGGCCGTCGCGCAGTTCGCCCCGCAGTACGCTTCGATTGCCCTGGCGGGTGTCGGTGTGCTGGGCGCGGTGAACACGGCCCTCGCCTCGAACGCCCACGGCCAGGCCTCCGGGTCCGCCGGTGCCACTGCCTCGCTGCCGTCCGCGGCCGAGCAGACCGCCGACGCTGCCGCGCGCCTGAACGCTCCTCTCGCACCTGCGCCCGCCCCGGCGGTGAAGCCGTGAAGCGCGTGCTCCTGGGCCTCTGGGCGCGCCTCGTGGCGGCCCTCGCCATCGCTGGGACGGTGGTCGCCTGCTCCCTGTTCGCGCCCGCGCAGAGTCCCTCCGTGGCTCAGCAACAGGCCGTCGATCAGGCCTACGCCAAGGTCGCGGTCAACATCCTGGACAGCGCCTGGAACGCTGCCGCCGACGCGTGCGTCACGGTGGCCGACGCGCAGGGCAACGGTGCCCTGCTGGCCAAGTGCCAGAACATCCTCAACCCGGCCCGCGATGGACTGAAGGCCGCTGACGACATGATCCGCGCCTGGCAAGGAGGGACAGGCGGGTCGTGGGCGTGCGTGCTGAGCGGCGTCTACGGCTCGCTGAAGAATCTCGAGAACGTCTTCAAGGATGCGGGGGTGCAGGTCCCGCCCGTCGTCGACAGCGCGCTGATGTTCGCGAGCGGCTTCATCCCGCCCTGCGCGGACAGCGTGGACGCGGGCGACGGAGGTTGATCATGGACCCGCAGTACTGGGCCAGCCTCTACGCCGACTACGTCACGGCCGCCGCGCGCACCGGGAAGACCTGGAGCAAGGCGGCCCTCCTGGTCGCCATGTCGTGCGCGGAGCACGAGACCAACAACGGCCGAGCGTGGCCACACACCAGCAACTTCGGTGCGGTGCAGCTCCGGTCCTGCAACGCCGACGAACTGGCGCGCATCAAGGCCGGCACGCTCAAGGCAGGCGACACCTTCCCGGGCAACCCCGGCGGGGTGCTGCACATCGACACGCACCCGGTCAAGGGCGGCTCGCTGCCGTACCCGGTGTGGTTCGTCTACTTCGGTGACGACCGCGTGGCGGGCATCGCGTACTTCCTCCAGACCCTCGATCGCCTGAGCAGCGGCGTGCTCCACGTGGACGCGACCTGCGACAGCACCGACTGCGCTACGGAGATGTATCGCAAGCACTACTACGAGGGCTTCGTGATGGACGATCGGCAGTTCCAGAACGTCCGCACCCTCCCGCTGAGCGCCAACGAGCAGAAGAACGTGGACGCGTACGCTGGGGCCATGGACGCCTGCTGGCGCACGATCAGCGCCGCGATCGGGACCGGAGAGACGAACGTAAGCACGACCGACGCGCCGGTGGCCCAAGTCAACACGGACCCCGCCGCGGGCGCCTAGACTGAAGCATGTCGCTCCAGGATCTCATCAACGTCCAGATCAGCTCTGCGACGGTGTCGCCCACGCGACCCGGCTTCGGCACGCCGCTGGTCGCGGGCTACCACACCCGGTACACGGATCGCGTCCGGTTCTACCCGAGCCTCGCAGCCCTGGAGGGCGATGGCTTCGTGGCCAAGGACCCGATCCACATGGCGGTCGCGGCTGCGTTCGCGCAGAATCCCGCGCCCCAGAACGTGGCGGTCGGCCGGCGCGCGCTCCCGAACACGCAGACGCTGCAGCTCACGCTCTCGTCCACGTCGAACACGGACACTTACAAGTTCACGATCGTCGGCTTTGACGGCGTGAGCCACTCGGTGTCGTTCGCCAGCACGGGCGTGGTCAACACTGACGCGGCGACGCTCACGACGACGCTCCAGGGCTTCTCGAACATCGGCACGGTGACCAACCCCGGCGCCCCGAGCGCGGTCGTGCAGATCGCCCAGAGCGCGGCCAGCGGCCACCTCGTCGACATCCAGGGCTGGAACCCCTCGGGCACGACGACCCCGATCATCTCGGTCGCGGACACGACGTCAGACCCCGGCATCGCGACGGACCTCGCGGCCATCCAGGCGGGCGCGCTGCCCGGCTCCTGGTACGGTCTCGCGCTCGATTCGAACAGCGCCGCCGAAGTCACGGCCGCAGCCGGATGGGCAGAGAGCGCTGGCGCGTACCTCTTCATCTACAACAACAGCGACACCGCGTGCATCACCACGTCCACCTCGGACATCTTCAGCACGCAGAAGACCCTCGCGCACGCGCGCTCGGGCGGCCTCTACGCCAACTCGCAGCTCCTCTGCTACAGCGGCCTCGCGTGGCTCGCGAAGACCCTGCCGATGACTCCGGGCAGCCTCACGTTCATGTACAAGACGCTGGCCAGCGTGCCCGCCGACGTGCTGAGCGAGACAGCGCAGATCAACCTGAACGGCAAGAAGGCCAACTACTACCAGACGCTCGCGAGCATCAACACCACGATCAACGGCTGGAGCGCCTCGGGCGAGTTCTTCGACATCACCTGGGGCACGGACGCGCTGACGGCGCAGATCCAGATCGACCTCTTCGCCACCCTCGCGGGCGCCCCGAAGATCCCCTACACGGACCTGGGCGTCGACGTCCTGAAGAACGTCGTGCAGGGTGACCTGAACCTCTTCGCCGACAACCAGCACAACTTCCTGGCGAAGACCCCCGCGCCCACGGTCAGCGCCCCGACCGTCGCCAGCGTGCCGCAGGCCACCCGCGCCGCGCGCATCTGGCCGGTCATCAGTTTCAGCGGGAAGCTCGCAGGGGCCATCCACAGCCTGACCGTCAACGGTTCGATCCAAGCCTGAGGAAATGACGAATGAGCACGAAGATTTACGACGCTGACCAGGTCTCGATGGTCTTCATGGGCATCCCGATCTCCTCGGGCTTCGCCGATGGCGTCTTCCTGGAGATCGAGCAGGAGGAGGACGACTTCGCGCACAAGGTTGGCACGGACGGTGAAACGACCCGGTCCAAGACCAACAACCGGAACGCCGACGTCAAGGTCCACCTCATGCAGTCCTCGGACGGCAACGCGCAGCTCAGCGTGATCAACCTCGCGGACGTCTCGGCGCCCAACGGCGCGGGGGTCGGCCCGATGCTGGTGCGCGACCGCCAAGGCACCTCGCTCTACACCGCGGCCCACTGCTGGATCCGTAAGCCACCGGATGTCAGCTTCGATCGCGAGGCCACGGACCGCGTCTGGACCCTTCACTGCGCGGACCTGGTGCGCGTCGACGGCGGGAACTGATGCCTCGAATCGCCCTGTTGCTCGTGCTGTGCATCAGCGCCTGCGGCGGGACGGTCGGCACCGAAGATCCCGTGGGCATGGGAAGTCCCGTGGCCACGGGATTCGTCGTTTGGTCGGTCGACGCGGGACCGGACGAGGGTGCACCCTACTACGGCGGTGGCCCTGCGAACCCTCCGCAGCTCGGCGGCTACTCCGGCCACACGCCGAAGGTGCGTTGAAGCCCTATCCTAAGGCGTGAAGAAGGACATCTCTGCCCGCATTGCCGAGGGCATGGGCAACCTGAAGCGCCACAGCGTTCCCTACGTCATCCGGCAGGACGCGTGGCAGAACGCTTACACGGGGCTCGGCACCTCGCGCGACAAGGTCACGCAGGGGTCGTACTGGGCGCCGTACCGTCTGCAGGACAGTGAGCTGCTGGCCCTCTACAACGGCTCCGACATCGCTGCGAAGGTCGTCGAGACGCGCCCGCGCTACATGATGCGCAAGGGATACGAGATCGAGGTCGACGGCAGCGCCAAGGATGGCGAAGACGTTCCCGACGCGGAGGAGCTAGCCGACCTCGGCAAGTACGCGCAGAAGCTCCGCTGCAACGAGCTGGTGACCGACGCGGGCGTGTGGGGTGGCCTCTTCGGTGGCGCCATCCTCATCATCGGCGCCCAGGACGGCCAGCCCATGGACAAGCCGCTGGTGCACGAGAACATCCGCACGGTCAACTATCTGAACGTGATCGACCGGCGCTTCGCCACGGTGGCCAGCTACTACAGCGACCAGCTCAAGCCCAACTACGGCCTGCCCGAGACATACCGCATCACCGGCATGGTGAGCGGCATGGACCAGAGCAACGCGCAGGTCATCGTGCACGAGTCCCGGTGCATCCGCTTCGATGGCGCTCGCACCGACGTGCTCACACGCCAGCAGCTCTCCGGGTGGTCCTGGTCGCTGATGCAGCGCGCCTACGACCAGCTCCGCGCCTTCGAGAGTGGCTTCCAGGCGGTGCAGAACCTGATGACGGACGCCAGCCAGGCCGTCTTCAAGATGCAGAACCTCATCTCGATGATCGCATCGGGTGAGAAGGACACGCTCCAGACGCGCATGGCCCTCGTGGACATGTCGCGGTCGGTGGCGCGCGCCGTTCTGCTCGACGCGGAGAACGAGGAGTTCGAGCGGCAGGCCACTACGTTCACAGGCCTCCCGGACATCCTCGACCGCTTCATGATGCGCCTGTCGGCCGCGGTGAACATCCCGGTGAGCATCCTCCTGGGCCGCAGCGCAGCGGGCATGAACGCCACGGGCGACAATGACTTCCGCAACTTCTACGACGACCTGGAGACCGAGCAGACCGACGAACTGGGACCGAAGCTGGCGAAGCTCTACCACATCTTCGCGTGCGCGCAGGACAGCATCGGGCGGAGCCTGGAGTTCAAGATCAAGTTCCATCCGCTCTGGACCAGCACCGCGGCGGAGGAAGCCGACGTGCGGCTGAAGACCTCGCAGGCGGACACCGCGTACGTCACGATGGGCGCTCTCACGCCGGAAGAGGTGAAGCAGAGCCGCTGGGGCAAGGGCCAGTACAGCACCGAGACGGTCATCGACAGCGACGAGGCGGCGGCGCAGGGGCAGGACGCGAAGATGTTCAAGTCGATGCTCAACCCGCCCCCGGAGCTGCAGGCGCAGGCCCCTGGCAAGCAGGGCGAGCAGCAGACCGGGATCACGCCGATGCCGGGTCCGGGGCAGGACCAGGGAGCCATGGGCCAGGCGCCAATCGGGGCTGGCGCCAGCAGGTTCGGCCAGAGCAAGAACCCGGTGCAGGTGATGGCGAAGCTCCATGACCCGCCCGAGGCACCGCCGGGGCGATGAACCGCAACGCAGCCCGCGCGCGGGCGATGCCCCTCGTCCTGGCGACGCACGTCGCCGAGAGGAAGTACACCCGGCAGCTGAAGACTCTCATCCGCGTCCTGCACGCGATCATGCTGGGGGACCCGGTGCCCGAGGCGTGGCGCCAGGATGCGAAGGCGAAGCGAGTGCCCACGGACGGGTGGCACGCCGGCATGGCGCGGGTCCACCGCGCGATCGAGAACCTGCACCGACCTGTGGGCCACAGCTTCGATCTCATGGCCGGCACGGTCCTGAAGAAGAACCGCGAGGCAGCCGCGACCCTCATGGGCGTGAAGCCTTCGGACGTGGGCACCGCCGAGGCCATCGCAGCTGCGCGGCAGGCGAACATCGACCTCATGGTGAAGGCGGCCATGAGCTACGCGGCCGACATCGAGGCCATCCTGGACGACCCGGACGCGTTCGGGACGCGCGTCGAAGACCTGGCCGACGCGATCGAGGAGCGTACCGGCGTGGCCGAGAGCCATGCAGAGCTGATCGCCCGGGACCAGACCCTGAAGCTCAACGCGGCGCTGAACGAGGGCCGGCAGACCGCGGCGGGTGTCGAGAAGTACATCTGGAGCACCTCCAAGGACGAAAAGGTGCGACCGTCGCATCAGGAGATGGACGGTCGCGTGTGCCGCTGGGATGATCCGCCGGACGTCAACGGAGACGGAGAGAGGCTTAATCCGGGGGAGGACTTTCAGTGTCGGTGCATCGCTCTCCCTGTGCTGCCAGGCTCTCCAGAAGATCAGGACGAGGAGGACGAGGAGTGAGCACGGGGTAGGGCTTGTTGTAGGCGGCGAAGATGGCATTCTCCATCTCGATGTACGCGTCCATGACTTGCTGCGGCGGCGCGAGGGGCGGGAGCGGTTCGATCTTGTCGCCCTTGGGCACGATGCCCGCGCTCAGCCCGAGCTTCATGTTCTCGGGTGGCTCCCATGGGTTCACCGGCGTGCGCTTCGGGGGCCGGTCCTGCGTCGGTTGACGCTTCAGATCATCGCTGGCGATGTGCCACGTCGGGGCCGACACCGGATCCTGCGCTGACCACTCCGTGATCCGCACGTCCTGCATGTCGACGCGGAAGTCACCTTGGTGGTAGCGCACGACTCCGACGCACACCGAGTCCGGGTGCACCGTCTTGATCTCCCGGACCATGCGCCGCACCGTGCTGCCGCTGCTCACCTGGTCGTCGACGATGAGGTAGCGCATGCCAGGATGGTCGTACCCCTCGACGAGGCCACCCCCTCCCTCCGCGTAGTGGGATCCGTCGCCCTCCTTGCGCACGCAGACGAGTGGCCAGCCCGTCAGGAGGCTCATGGGCCACGCGACTGCAGCCCCGCTGTGGCCACTGAACGCGAGGCACTCGAAGGGGTGCTCGCCCGCGATGGCGCTGCACAGGCCGATCATCTTCTGCACGATGCCCGGGAGCGAGGCGGGATCGAAGACGTCCCTGAGGTAGTGGGTCTTCATCGGAACACCTCCCACAGCTCCACGTACGCCTCCTCGTAGACGAGCCGGGTCGCGGCCATCGACGGCGGGACGCCCTTGTAGTCCACCCGCACCGTCTCCAGGACGTCCTCCGCAGCCCAGAACTTCCCCCGGGCGTCGAGGCAGAGGACCGCGCGGTCAGGAAGCCACGGCACCTGCACACCGTCGGCGTACTGGTCGTGGATCTCGGGGTGCGGGACGATCACGCCACATCGGATGAGATTGTCGCGCGTGGGGTCCACGAGATTGGGCTTCACTCGACACCTCGACCTGCGGCGCAGGTGATCTGCCAGTTGTTGGAGCGCAGGATCATGACACCGTTCTGGTGCACCCAGTGGTGGGTGGCCCCGGTGCTGATGCCGTAGCCGACGTCGCCCTGCATCGAGAGGTTCAGGCTCCGGCCGCTGGTCATGTAGCCGCGCTCCTTGGTGCTGAGCGCCCCAGTCGTGATGTTCGTGAACGACCCGCGCGCCTTGTTCCGGCCGCGGATGTGGAAGGCCCCGCCGACGCGTCCGTGCTTGGCGTGTCCCTTCGGGGCGGACGTCTTCCCCTTCAGGGCGTTGGTGAAGACCTTCTCCGTGCTCTTCTTCGTGGGCATGATCAATCCTCGGTGGAGGAGCCGGGATGCGCCCGGCGCGCGTGCAGGACAGCGATGCACTTGGTGTGCACGCCGAATTCGGTGGGCTGGCCATCGGCCAACGTGATCTGCTGGTCCGCTCGGAAGTTGTTGCACGCCACGCAGAGCACGTCGGTGCGATCGCGGGTGGGGACCAGATGGAGACGAATGAACTCTCGGGCCATCAGATTTCCATCGCGCACTCGTGCAGGCAGTCAACGCAGCAGGTGCAGCAAGGGGTGGAGTCGTTGTTGATTTCATCGTTGTAAGGGCAGGAGTGCAGCTCGTCGGTCGCGTCGTTGCGACCCTTGCACGATCCGCCGGTGCACTTCGCCTTCGGCAGGACCCTCCTCTTATTCTTGAGCTTCACTGGCACACCGCCCCTTCCGTGAACTTCGCGATGCGACGGTGCGCCACCGCGACGTACTTCTTCTCGCGCTCCAGGCCCACGACCTCGGGCCACCCCGCCCTGATGGCCCCGATCATCTCCGAGCCTACCCCGGAGAACGGCACCAGCAGGCGCTTCATCTTCTGACTCGGGCGCATGAGGCCCGCGAGGTGCTCGCAGAGCTTCAGGGGCTTGTGTGTCGGGTGATCGTCGCCCGGGACCCGCTCGGACGGAGGCGCCTTGCCGCAGAAGAAGAACGTGTCCAGGAAGGGCTGCTCCATCATGCACGCGGCCATCAGCGCGGCGTCCATTCCCGTGTTGCACGGCAGACCCCGTACACCCGCCGAGGGGTTGAAGCGCTTGCCGACCCGGGGACGTGGCTTCCAGGCCACGACGTAATCCTCCCGCGCCGGCCGCAGGCGGATGCCCTCCCGCACCCCGGTGGCGTTGGCCCCGGTGTAGAGCCACGCGAAGGGGTCGAGGATGTAGAAGCCCGCCGCCTCGATGTGGCACGCCATGCGGTGGTAGAGACGTGGTCCCGTCGCGGCCATCATCAGGCTGCCCGGTCGGAGGTGATCGAACACGTCCTCCCAGAGCGACGTCGGCGGCATGGCCTCCTTCTCCCAGTCCGCGGTCTTCTTGGTCTTGGACTTGAACGCGGCGTACCCGTAGGGCGGGTCGCACAGGCACGCATCGAACGGTGCCCCGACGCTCAGATAGCGACCGAGGCCCAGGGACGCGTCGCCCTCGATGATGGTGTACCTCACAGGACTCCTGCGAGACCGAACACCAGAAGGACGATGGCCAGCCACAGCATCACCAGGTTGATGAACAGGAGGGTGACCAGCACCACCGCCGTCACGTCTTCACGGGTCTCTTCTTTCACGAGGCCTCCTTCATTTCGAGAGCCATCAGCTCGATATCCCGGGAGTCGTCGATCTCGCGTCGGTCCCGGGTGTGGTACGAGTGGGTCACGTAGTTCTCCGTCTTGCAGACGTCGTGCCCGCCCATCATCTCACGCCAGACCTTGTCCAGCGCGCTGCGGTCCCAGATCATCGAGGCCTCCGCGCAGGCTTGAAGCCCTTGGGCCACCCGTAGCGCCCGCACGAGACGCGGAAGAGGTGCTCGGCCGCGTCGGACATGGCCCCGGACGGCTTCGCGTCCATGAACCACATGGACACCGCCGACGCGAACGCGCGCAGGGCGACGATCTCCGGGTCGTAGTCCGCGGCGCACACGACGGACTCGCACGGCGGGACCTTCTGCACGAACGTGGTCCCGTCGCGGCGGACGAAGACCTGCTCGCGGTCGTAACGACTCACTGCGCCGCCTCGTCCTGGCAGCAGGGGCACGAGGCCACCGGCCCGATCGCGCCCCCGGCATGGCGCCCGCGCTCGTGCATGAGGCGGAGCACCTCCTGCTGCTCGCGCAGCTCGATGGCCGCCATCTTCTCCTCGTCCTGGCGCCGCTCCTTCGCCGCCTTCGCGGACGCGCGGCACTTGTCGCACCAGGCCTGCTTCTTATCCGTGGTGCCGTTGCACCGGGCGGTCGGCTGGTTGATGCCGCCGCAGTTCATGCAGATGAGCGCGGAGCGCTCGTCGCGGATCCGCGGCTCGTTGATGTCGGTGTGAACCATGCCGAGAGCCCAAAGCGAAACCCAGGCCACCGCCTTGCGGCGGGACCCGGGTCGTTCTACTTGATCTGCTGCTACACCGACTTGACGCGCGTGCTGGAGCGGTGGCGCGCGGGCGCGGCCGGTGTCTCCTGCGGCTCTTCCCGGGCGATCGGCGGGTTGGTCGCTAGGCTCTTACGCTCGGCGGCCCTGCGGCGGTCCAGGGAGCGCTCTGCCTGGACGTGGTCCACCGCGATGCGCATGGCCTCCAGCTCCGCGTCGGTGAAGGCAGCGGCCATGGCGTGGGCGAGGCGGTCTCGTGCGATCATGGAATTCTCCGTGGTTGAGCACCCTTGGGTGCGTATAGGCGACGGTGGAGCAGGTCTCATGCCACAGTGCGTCAAGCAGCCCCTAGCAGGGATCAACAGGCCTTTATGCCGTGGTATTTCGCCATGGCACGATGCCCCATTGACCTTACTGCGGGCTTATCGTGCAACCCCGCGACATCACGGCGTTCCTCGCTTTGCGGGGTGATGACCTTTATGCAGGCTTCGCCGCGGGCAGGCACGGGCACTTACGCCTACTTACGGGAGCTGTAAGCCTGGCACGGCGCTCGCATCATGGTCGGGCATGACCACGCGAAAGACGACCAAGGACACGCGGACGACCTGGACGGCGCGCAGCCAGCTGATCGAGAGCTTCAAGAAGGGCGCCAAGAAGTACAGCGCCACCGAGCTCGAGAACACCTACGGCAGCCGCGAGGTGTGGCACGAAGATGGCGACCGCCTCCGGCTGGTCGAGAACTACGGTGACGAGGCCATGACGATCTACGTGTTCGAGCGCCCGCAGCTCGGCCGCTGCACGGCCCTGGAGCGCGGCTGCCTCGACTACGAGGTGGTGATGACGAACATGCCGATCCAGGTCGCGCTGGACCTGGGCGCCGCGATCAAGCGAAGCTGACCCGCACCCACCGCTGACCCCGGGCCGCCGCGAGCGGCCTGCGGTCGTAAGGAGCCCACCATGTCCAAGACCATGACCCCCGAGCAGCGCGCGAAGAAGAACGAGGCCCAGAAGGTGTACCGCGCCAAGAAGAAGCTTATGGCCGAGCTGCGCAACCCCCTGATCGTGCCCGGCCGCAGCACGGACGGCACCATGATCACGCAGGAGATGCTGGACGAGGCTCGGGGCGTCGAGCACGTCGGCCTGCCCACGCGCGAGGAGAGCGACGCGGCCCGCGCCATGACGGAGGACCACGACGAGCCGCTGCCCCCGGTGCTCGACCCCGCGATGGCCGCCCCGATCACGTCGGTCGAGAAGCTCAACGCAGCCGAGGCCACGACCTACACGCGCAAGGACTCCGGAACCCACCGCCGGGCCCCTCGCCGCGCCGTCGCGGACCTCCCCACGCGCGTGTTCGCGGCACGCATCCCGCACGGGCGCTACGACGAGATCAAGGCAATGGCCAAGCGCGCGGACGTCTCCATCTGCGACCTCATCCTCCAGGGCATCGACCTCCTCGCCGCGAGGACCCGATGAGCGCGGCCCAGGAGCGCCCCACCGTGCGCGTCCCGAAGCACGACCTCACCATCGGGATGGCCTTCCAGAAGGGCCTGCTCTTCAAGTGGCGCGAGCGCGCCTACGACAGCACCGGCGGCACGCTGGTCTTCAAGTGGGAGCGCATGCCCACGTACCGCGACGAGGAGGAATTCGACCATGGCCTGTAAGAAGTGCGGCGGAGTCGGGCACAACAGCGCGACCTGCAAGAAGCGCGGGGTCATCCGGGTGCCGGCCGCCCGCAAGCCCCGGGCGCCTACGCGGCCAAAGGAGCGGCCCACGACCTTCCACGTCCGGCGGCAGCACCACGAGCACACGCCCGCGCGACAGGCCATCCTGGAGGCGCTGAGGGCCGGTCCCATGACCACCGCCGAGATCATGCGTCGGGGCCTCAACCCTCGGGCCGCCAACGGCCTCTACCAGGAGGGCTGGCTCACGATCGGCCCCCGGGGCTTCGAGGTGGCGCGCCTGTGCGGGTGCGGGTGCGGTGGGCAGCCGAGCGAGGCGCACGAGGATGCCCTCATGGGGGCTTACTACGAGAACCCCAGGCTCCATCTTACGCCGGAGCAGGCGGCGCACGTCCGGGCGCACACGTGGTTCGCACGGTGGCCCCTCACGATCAGGGGCCGGGACGCCGGAATCGCTGTCTAGAACCCGCGGCGAATCGCGGGGTTGGATCCAATAAATGTGGCGACATCGAGGGGTAGGCCATGGGCCTATCTTAAGACCATGAGCAGGATCAGCGATCGTAAGTGGGCAGCCAAGGAGGCGCGGGAGGATGCCGTCGAAGAGGCAGCTGAACCTACCCGAGCACAAAAGGCTTCACGCGCCACCGCGTCCGCGCGAACGGCCAGCGCCATGGCACACGAGGCTGATGCCAAGGGCTCAGGTAAGCAGGACGCGCATCGCAAGGCGGCGGCGGCGCACATGAAGGCGGCGGCGGCGCACGTCGAAGCTGGGAACTATCCGCAGGCCTCGATGCACAATCAGATGGCCGCGCATCACTCTCAGGCGGCCGAGCCGGTGGCCTGATGCAGCCCTGGGACCGCCAGCCTTTCGACACCGACGAGACATTCAAGTGGTTCGTCGCGTACCGTGATGCGAAGCCCCCGAGAAGTCTCTCCAGGATCAAGGTGCCGGGCACCGTCACGCCCATGCTCCAGACGAAGCTCCAGTGGTACAACGACGGCCACTGGCGGGACCGCGCCGTGGCGTGGGACGAGCACTGCGATGCCCTCCGGCAGGAGGAGCGCCAGGAGACCCTGCGCATCGGGGCACGTGCGGCGGCCGAGAAGGAAGCGCTCCTAGCGGACACCGCGCTCGACCTGGCCCTGAACGAAGTGGACAAGATCCACAGCACTAGCATCGAGGGGCCCATGGAACTGGACCCCCGCAGGGTCGCGGCGACGATGGCCACAGCGGAGAGGGCCGTGAAGGTCTCTCGTCTCGTGCGCGGCGAGGCCACCGAGAAGGTGGACACCGGGCCGGACTACAGCGCGCTGTCGGTCGAGGAGCTGCGGCAGCTCAAGGCTCTGCGAGACAAGGCACGGTCCTCGCAGGGCTAGAGGGCATGGCAACCTCCTCCCTCAAAGAGATCACCCCTCCGGTCGAGCGCACCTTCGAGATCACGCTGAAGCTCAACAAACAGGAGCTGATCGACTTGATCAAGGCGGTCGGCGGCATGCGTCCGCATTACACCGACCTGTATGAGAACCTGCGTCAGACGGCCTACGACTATCAGGTGGTAGTCTGATGCGATACCTCTCCAAGCAGCAGCTCGCGTACCTCTCCGAGCAGGCTGCCCAGCAGAACGACGTCGAGGCCCAGGCGCGTCTCGGTGCGTGGAACAGGATGAACCGCCACACGCGCCGGGCGTTCGCGCGCCGGTACGTCCTGGCCCTGCGCCACAGCCACAAGTACGCGCGCCGCGTCTGGTGCCAGGTCGGCGGCAAGGAGCACGCGCGATGCCGGAGGCTCGACATCGTGATGCGACCGTGCAGGGTCCTGCGGAAGGTCTTCCACGGCCGCTCCATGGTGCCGCGCCGGGGCCGGTGATGTACGAGCGGTGGACCTGCGAGCACTGCGGCAACGTCGAGATGACGGGCCACATCATGAGGAGCCTGAAGTCGATCGAGATCCCGCCCCCGGACTACTGCACCAAGTGCGGGGCCGATCGACCGCTGCCTGACCGGAAGATCGACCAGGGTGACGTCCTGGTCTTCTGCGAGGGCAACACGGTCTTCGCGAAGTGCGGGTGCCACTACCTCAACGCGTGCCCGACGCACGGGATGCGCTTCCTGCGACAGGAGAAGACGAGATGAAGGACTTCCTCGGCAACGAGATCACGGTCGGGTGCAAGATCATCTACGGGGCGGCCCTCGGCCGGTGCGCGGCCCTCGCGTACGCCGAGGTGCTGGAGGTGATCACCGAGGTCAAGGACCAGTACCGTGAACCCAAGAAGCTCAAGGTGCGCCGTATCCGGTCCCAACACACGCCCGGTTATGAGCGCCTTAGGTGGGACGAAGACCTGTCCAAGCCCGTCTACCTCGGCTTCCCCGACCGCTGCGTGGTGGTGTCATGATCCTAACCATCGACCCCGGCGTGTCTACGGGATGGGCGGAGTTCACCTACGCGGACGGAGGCAAGGGCACCCTCTTCGCGTGCGGCGCCGGTGACCCGCGCAGGCGCGAAGTGCAGGCGTACCCCCAGACCATCATCATCGAACGCCCGCAGGTCTACCGCACGGCGCAGAGCCGGGGCGTCGACCCGAACGACCTCATCACGCTCGCTATCCAGGTGGGCCAGTACAAGGAGTTCTTCGAGGCCCTGGGTCGGAACGTCCATCTCGTCCTGCCCCGCGACTGGAAGGGCCAGGTGCCGAAGAAGGTGCACCACCCGCGCATACTGTCGAAGCTCACGCCGGGCGAGCTGAAGATCGTGAACCACCAGCTCCAGTACCTCTTCAGCGAGAAGGCCAAGGGCGACATGATGGACGCGGTGGGCCTGGGACTGTTCTGGCTCGGACGGTGCAGGGTTGGGTGCACGTGAACGTCTCCGGCCACCACTGGATCCGCGACACGACGCGCCTGCGCATCTACCTGCGGGACTTCTGGTGCTGCGTCTGGTGCGGTCGGCAGGTGAAGAAGGGCACGGCGCACCTCGATCACGTCTGGCCCCGAGGCCACGCGCGGGGCACCAACCGGCCCACGAACCTGGTGACCTCGTGCCACGCGTGCAACGAGGCCAAGGGTGACCGCGAGCCCACGATCGAGGAGCAGGACCGCGCGGCCCTGCACACGAGCCTGCTGCTGCCGGCCTTACAGCTTGGCGACCGGGTTCCCACCCAGCTCGCTGAAGCGCAGCCAGAGGCTGTTGAAGGCCAGGAAGCCCTGGTTGCTCTCGCGCACCCGGCTGCGTGAGTACCCGGCAGTGGCCGTCGTGTCGTTCGACGTGAAGGTGGCCTGGCTGTTGTACCAGGTGACCCCGCCGTCGGGGCTCCAGATCTGCCCGCTCGGCCCGGCCGAGGACTGATCCGCGAGCGTGCACACGAGCAGCGACCCGCAGCCTGCCATGTCGGTGGCCACGAGGTTGGCGCTGATCCCGCCGAGCTGCGTCGTCCAGGTCACCCCGTCCGCGCTGCGGACCCAGAAGGTACTGCCCGCGCCGTTGTTCACCGCTGCCACCCAGCACGGTCCTGCAGCGTCCGCCGTCCAGGCGAGCCCCACGACGGTGTTGCCCGCGGCGAGGATGCTGCCGAGGCCCGCGCTGCTCGTGAAAGTGTGGCCGTCGGTCGACTGGTAGACCGTGTAGAGGCTCACGCTGCTCGGGATGGCGAGCACCTGCGTGCCGTTGCTCTTCAGGAGCCACGTGCTGCCCGCGGCCATCGTCGGCAGCGTCCCAGGTCCGCCGGTCCACGTGGCGCCGTGGTCGTTGCTGCTGATCAGCATGCTGGCCAGACCGTGCCCCGCCACCGCGAGCACCATGTACCCGCCGAAGGGGCACAGCTCCACCCCGTACCAGGTGTTGCTCGCGCCCGCGGCGAAGGTACCCGTGCCGGTCACGGCCCACGTCGACCCGTTCCAGAACCAGATCACGAGGTCGTTGTTCGTGGCCCCGACGTTGTCCGTGCCCGCGAGCCAGTAGCGCCCGGCGGTGGCCCCGTCACCCGCGACGGCCGTGAAGAGGTAGCCGTTCGTGGTGAGCTTGTTCCCGCCGATCTGCGTCCACGCTGCAGCGGCGCCGTCGTCGAGGCCCTTGGTGACCCACACCTCGAAGAGCGGGGTGCCCGCCACGGTGATCGTGGCCTCGATCCACACGCCATCCTTCTCGTCCCAGTTGCAGTTCTCGACGAGGGGCGTCGTGAAACCGCTGGTCGAGAACTCCGGCCGCCAGTTGATGCCCGGGGCCACTGCCGCCCAGGTTAGGAGGCTGTTCAGGTCCGCCGCGATGGTGCCGAACATCCAGTTGAAGTTCTCCGCGCTCGGCTTCACGTTCGGTGTGAAGTACGTGCCGGCCGGGGGCACCGCGAGGGGCTGGCTGTTCCAGGGATTGACACCGACCGGGTAGTTGCCCGACAGCGACCACGCGAACTTGACGACCGGCTGACCCATCAGCACACCGCTCCTGCGGCCAGCAGGCCGCCTACCGACGTAGTATACACGCTTCCGAACGTGCCCTGCCCGGCCGCGGACGAGTACACGCTGCCGAACTCGAAGTCGTTGCCGTCGGCCCACGTGGTGTAGTGCAGCTCACCGTAGGTGCCGACGCTCCGCGTGTCCCCCAGCAGGCGCGCGATGTTGTTCGGGGCCTGCAGGTTCGAGCAGTCCAGGCTGAAGGCCGCGCCCTGGTTGATCGTGTACTTGGGAGGTCTCACGAAGATGAAGCTGGCCGGGTCGACCCACGAGATCGTGATCGGACCAGACGCGCTCACGTCCACGTAGAGCGGGATGCTCGCACCGTTCAGCGCCAGCGTGGCCACCTGGATCACGTCTTCGGACAGGCCCTGGCTCCGGTTCACCCGGATCTGGATCTTGACCGCCTGCAGGTAGTCTGCATCGGACATGCCCGGCTCGCGCACGGCCCCGACGATGTTGCCGAGCTTGTTGAGCTGGTCACCCACCGGGCTGTTGGCCAGGAGCATCTTGTTGATGATGTCCCAGAAGACCCCCTCCAGCTCCTGCAGCCGGTTCATGTAGCACTGCAGCAGCTTCGGGATCACGACCTTCGTGCGGTAGTGGTCCGTCAGCAGCGCAGTGGCCTCAGCCACGTGGTTCGTGTCGAGAGTGGGGTAGGCCATCAGATGCCGTTCACGGTGATGCGCGAGGTGTCAGCGATGGCGATGGCGAGGTTGCCGACCGAGAGGTTCGTCGTACCTCCAGGGCTGGCGCTGAAGCCCAGGTGCAGGAGCGTGACGTCCTTCACGCCGAGGCCTGCCTGCAGGACCGCGCTCTTGAAGGCCTCCGCGATCACGCTCTGCTGCAGCCCGAGGTATGCAGGGTTGGGCGCTGCGGTGCCGGCCGCGATCTGGATCTGCGGCTGCTGCGAGGTCTGCACGACCGCCTGCTTGATGGCGAGGGCCACCGTGGCGTTGAAGGGCTGGCCCTGCAGCATCGTGATCGTGTAGTCAAGGTAGAGCGTGAGCTGCGTCGCCCGCTGGAAGGGCATGATGTGCTGCTGGTTGTTGCTGTCCACCGCGATGCCATCGACGATGCTCCCGTTGGGGAAGATGCCCGTGGGCTTGTCGTCCCAGAGCGTCTGCGCGATCTCGCTATCGTTGGCCGCCGGGATGAGACCGTCCCAGATCACGGCCGTGTAGCTGTGCGGCGGGTTGCCGTTCGCGTCGTAGACGTTCGAGGTGTTCTCGATGACGAAGGCCTGGATCACGCCGGGCACGTTCTGCAGGTCCGCCTGGATCGCGTCGGGGTTACCACTTCCGGCCGCGCTGATCTCCGCATCGCCGCGCAGACGGTAGGGCGTGTCCTGCTCGATGAGTCCGCCCAGCTCCGCGTCGAGAGGGTTGTTGGTGCTGACCCAGCCCGTGACCGGGCCGTTGATCACGTTGAGCGTGGAGGCGTTCGCGATCGTGGGTCCGTTCTGCAGGCAGAAGAACTTCATGCCCGGGACCGTGAGGGGCAGCGACGCGCTGGTGGCCAGCACTACGTTCGCGGCCGTCGCGGTGTACAGACCGCCGACCAGGACGATGGTGAGCGTGTCTCCATTGGCGAAGAGCACGTTGCCCTGCCCGTTCACGTTCGCGACGAGGCTCCCGGCCGGGTAGGTGCCAACCTGGCTGAAGACGTTCGTCTGCAGGGTGTGGCTCGGGAAGGCGCTCTTGCGCTTCGTGCCGGTGAGGCCGTTCACGTTGTCGAGCTGGGGCCCCTCGGCGCCATCGCGGCTCATGCCGTTGTAGGCGACCCCTCCCAGTTCCCACAGCTCCGCCACCTTCGCCATGAAGATGGCGTTGAGCTGGCCGATCGGCTCTTCGGGACTGGTGTCGAGCTGCGGATCGATCTGCGCCAGCTCGTCGGTCTCCGTATCCTTGATCAGGTCTTGGACGGTCTTGGCTACGAAGCCTGTGGGGGTAACTCCGGTCAGCATGTGGTCCTCACGGCAGCGTCACGATGAACGAGTTGCCCTGGCCACCCGTGATGGTGGCCCCGGTGTTGGTCTTCGCGCTGAGGGCGACGCCGCAGTGGCGCTGTGGGTCGATGTTGACCGTCAGGAAGTCGATCGACACGATCGGCGGGACGCTCAGCACCACCTTCGAGAAGAGCTGCTGGAGCGCGCGCACGTCCGGGTTCTTGACCGTGAGGAACTGGAAGAACGGCAGACCAACGCGCGTGTCCAGGAACCACTCACCCTGGATGAGCAGGAAGCGGTTCGTAAGCTTCTGCGCGGCGCAGGCATTGGGATCCCGGACGAGCGTGAGGGTCTTACCCGCGTTCGCGCGCGTCAGCAGCAGGTCCCCGGTCCCGTCCTGGGCGAAGCACGACATGCTTAAGCGTAGGCCAGGTGTTAGTGCGCTACGCCTATGGTGCTGCCCGTGGTGTCCGAGGGGTCCGGTCCTGGGAAGGTGAATGGGTTGCCGCCCGCCGTGCCCGTCTTGACCCAGGTGATGATGTCCTGGCAGAACTTCTCGACCTTGCTCGCCAGGGCCAGCGTGTCGAACTGCGTCCCGGCTACCCCGCCATCCGTCACGTCCCACGGTACGGCGAATACCGCGTCCGACCCGAAGCGCCTGCTGTTCTGCGGCGAGCCCTGCTGGCCCGTGCTGCGGAACTTGCTGTCGTCTAGATCCTGGAAGAAGCACTGCACCTTGTCGCCCTGCCCCAGCGTCCCGACAAGGGTCGTCCCACCGAAGCGCGGCCACACCACACGCACGCTCGGGTAGACCGGCCAGGGCTCGTCCTGCCGCTCGTCGGTGTCCGGGTCGAAGCGTGGATCGTCGATCGCGATCTGGACGTCGGCCGTGTTCTGCGACGCGTTGTACGCCACCACGATGCCGGGCAGGATGTGGTACGTGTCCGCGGCGTGGCTGTCGATCGCTGCACGGAGCAGCTCAGGGAAGGTGGTTAGCTTCGTGGTAGGCATGGAGGAAGTCCCGTACGACGTCGCGGTGGATGAAGAAGCCCATGGGCGCCACCCCGTGGCCCGACGAGGCCATGTAGTCCGCGATGCCCGCCAGGTCTCCGTTGGCATCGAAGGCCCCGCCCCCGCTGTTGCCGAACCAGATGGGCGCTGCGATCTCCAGGGTCTTGAACTGCTTGCCCGGGGCGCCGTCGATGGTCGACGAGATGTACCCGTGCGAGTAGCTGAACGCGAAGCCTGAGGGACTGCCCACGACGTCCACCTCCTCGCCATCTCGCAGGCACGTGCGGCCTAGATGGGCCACCGCATGCGGTGGCGGGTTCACGTCCTCCAGCAGGGCGAGGTCGAGCTTGCGATCGAAGTACGCGACCACCGCGCGCTTCGTGACCTTGTCGCCCTTCAGGAAGTAGGGCTCGGGCTGTCCCGTGGGATCCCACACCGCTGTCCAGGTCCGCAGCTCGGGCGGGACGCTGTCGCCGAGGCCCTGGAGGAGCTGCTCCAGTAGGTCGGTCACGGGCGGGCGCCCGAGGTCGGCCACGCAATGGAACGCGGTCAGGATCGTGTACTGGTCGATCCACACGCCTCCGCAGTCCGCGCGCGCCTCACCATCCTCATCAATCGACGCGAGGGCCACCGACATGGCCTCCGCGCGTTCGGCAGCGTTGGCGGTGGGCACGGCAGATGGCCGGCAGCACACACTGCACGCGGCGAGGACCAGGAGCGCAAACAGGGCGGTGATGCGGCGCATGTTTTAGCCTAGGCGGTCCTAGAACTTGCTGGCCGTCATCTTGATGTACCAGTCGTTCCCGAGGGTATCGCCCGTGTACTCGCAGGTGTCGATGCGGTAGCCGCCCTTCACGTGCTTCGCGTCCATGGTCACGAGCTGCCCCGGCCTCACGCCCGGGATCATGAGGGTCTGCGCTGTAAGCACGCCCTTGCTGTCCACGCTCGGGCTGCCGATCAGGCCCGTCGAGGCGTTCAGCAGGAGGCTCCGCCCCGCGAGAGGTTGGCCCAGCGTCAGGATCTGCACGGCGCCATCCTGCAGCGACCACTCCAGGCCCGCGCCCTTGCAGAACTGCGTGAGGTGCTCCGCCGCGTTGCCCTTGAGCACCACGCTCTTCGTGCTGAACTGCACGAGGCCCTTCGCCTGCAGGAGGCTCACGGCCTTCTGCACGTTGCCCTGACCCACGCCGAGCGTCTTGATGATCTCGCGCAGCACCACGTCGACCGGCGCCCCGGGGCCGAAGGACACGTTCAGGCGTGCGCCCGCCATGGCCTTCTCACCGTCGCCGGTGCTCAGCTCTGTGACCACGTCCGCGCCATCGGTCGTCGTCCACCCGGCGCGCAGCTCGCCCAGGAAGATCTGCGCGAGGTTGGTGCCGTAGCCCGCCTCGATCTTGACCGGGACCTTCTGCAGCTTGATGATCGCGGGGTTCTGCTCGATCTGCTTGCGGTGGTCCGGCGTGAGGTTGTAGATCTTCAGGTCGCAGGTGTTGGGCTCCTGCTTCAGGGTCTTCTTGACCTGGAACTCGACGTCGATCTTCGTCAGCTCCAGCGTGTCGACCGTGACGCGCCACGCTCGCGGGAAGAGGTCAATGCCCGGCATGGCCGAACACCGCGGGCTGGCCATCCGACCAGAAGTAGCCGCACTGGTCGCAGGCGAAGCACTGCGCCTTGCAGATGCGGAAGATCAGCACCGGCTTCTCGTCCTTGGGCTTCGGGGGCGGCCTGGTCATGGGAGCTGGTTGCTCTCCAGGTACATGAGCGTGAAGGGCAAGTCCGGGCCGATCTGTCCGAGGCCGGGCGCCGGATCCGTGACGGGTGTGTTCGCGATGCACATCAGCTCACCGGGCGGGAGGCGGTCATCTGCGAAGCGGTGGAGCAGTGGCCAGTTGGCGACGATCTTCACGCCAGTGGCCAGCGCGATGCCGTCCGGGGTCGCGACCGAGAGGTAGTAGCAGTCCTCTCGCTGGGAGTAGGTGAAGGTCATCAGGTAGTCCGTCCCTTCGAGGTTCACGACCTCGTCGTAGAACGGATCTGCGTCGGTGGGCACTGTCACGATCATGGCGTCGTTGCAGAAGGCTGCACCTCGGGCGGGACGGTGGTTCCTGGGAAGGCCAGCTGCATGGCCTTGTAGAGCGCGCTCTGGACCGGCCCCTGACCAGCGGGCGTGGTCGACTGGCTGCCCTTGCTCTTGGTCGTGTTGCCGCGAACCGCAGTAGGCTTGGGCGCGGCCACGATGCTCGTGGAGACGAAGCGGATCTCCTTCAGCGCGATGGTGAACTTGGCGCCAGTGCCCTCGTCGCTCGTGCGCGACATGTCGAAGTGCTCGATGACCATGCTGTCGTACGTGGCCTTGGTCCCGTAGACGCTGAGCACCTGCTTGTTGTCGCGGAGCTTGAGGAGCTGGTCGTGCGTCTTCTGCACCGCGTCGAAGGCCGTGGGGAACTGGATGACCTTCGCGCTGACGTCCTTGCCGAGCGTCGGGTCCAGCCCGATGTTCGCCACCTCGACCTGCGTGATGCCGTTGCCCGCGTTCACGATGCCACTGAGCAGCGCCCCGACGACGGGCAGCCCGATAGGGAACTGGAACCACTGCTGGTACGTGAGCGCGGTCCCGCCGGGCGGAGGGATGGGCTGGCCGTCCGCATCAGGTGTGACGAGGGGCATCGAGCTGAGCTGCCCGGTGCCGAACTGGTTGCCCTGGAAGATCGGCTCGTTGCTGACGAAGACCTCCAGTGTGATCTGCCGCAGACCCACTCGCACGTTGTCCGAGACGTCCGCACCCTCCTCGACCACGTGCTCGGTGATGGTCGTGGGGAACTGCGGGTTCTCCGTCTCGACGATGTCGAAGGACAGGATCGACGACGTGGCAGCGCCCGTCTCAGTCCAGAGGAGGAACGCACCCATGATTCAGGGTAGCGCCACTTCGACCAGGGCCACGCCGTCGCCGAAGGTGGTGCTCATCTCGCCGAGCGGGATCGGGGGCACGTCCAGGGGCACGTCCGCCTGCGGGCTGCCCGAGGTGGTCTGGTAGTAGTCCTTGCTGCCCGGGATGAAGAGGCACTTGTGAGCAACCGTGCCTGCAAGGTCGGTCGTGAACCAGCCCGCCTGTGGGGCTCCAGGAGCGCCCGGGTAGAACCTGGCCCCTGCCATCGGGGCGGGGTCGGCAAAGGGCGGCACGAGGGCAGCAAACGCCACGAAGATGCCTCCACGACGAACCACCGGGAAGACGTCGCCCTGCTGGTAGACCACCTGGTGGTCGTATCGATCCGGGTCGTAGGCGCCGATGCCCACGAGGCGGGTCGCATCCCGCGCGATGCGCACGAGAACAGCATCCTCCGTCCCGCCGGTGGCCTGCACCATGACCCCGGGCGGGATGTCCTCCGTGGCCACCGCGCTGATGACCTTGAGCATCCCGTCCTGACCCCACGGCCAGCGCGGCTGGTACTGGTACCAGTACTGCCAGATGAGGCCGGGGAACTTACCTGCGAGGCTCATTTCGTCTTCACCGCGTTCAGGGCGTTGAGCATCTTCGCGTCCAGCTCCTTCTGCGCCGCGCCACCCACGCGCTTGCCCAGCTCGTCAGAGGACTCGTCGCCCGTGTGGTTCACCGTCACGTTGATGGTGTTGCTCTGCTTCACGTCCATGTTGGCGTAGAGGGGCAGACCGTTGGGTCCGATCGTGCTCATGACGTCGGCGGTGGTCGCGGGCTTCGGTCGCTCCGGCAGCGCGGGCGCGGGCAGACCTGCGGCCTGGTTGAAGCCTGCCTGCACCGCGTACTGCGTCGGAGCGCTCGGCCCCTGCGTGACCAGACGACCCACCGATGTGTTGGCCACTGCTGCGAGCGCGTCAGAGAACTTCCCGTTCTTCAGGGCTACCGCCGCCTTCACGAGGCTGGCGATGTTCTCCGCGGCCGACGCGATCATGCGCACCAGCTCTTCGAAGTCGCGGGCCAGGTCCTTCACGCTCGTGACGGTGCCGAGCGGCTCCAGGGCCTTGTCGACGGACCATAGTGCGCCGGCCACCATGACTGCCACGTTCCAGAACTCGTCCCACGCCTGCTTGAGCGTGACCATCGCGTCGCGCATCTGCAGAATGAACGCAGTCTTGTCCGGGCCGAGGGCATCGCCGATGACGGAGTCACCGCCCTCCATCATGGTCATGAAGTCGTCGAAGAGGAGCACCGCCGCTACGATGGCGCCCGCCAGCAGGATCCACGGCAGCGCCATCAGCATGCCCTCGACGCCCATCGCGGCCATGCCTGCGACGATGCGCCAGATGCCGCCGATGATCCCGCCCGCGGTCAGCAGCTCCAGCGCGTGGCGGAAGAGGTGCGTGTTCGACGTCACCTTCATGATCCACTTCATGCCCGTCTTCAGGGCGTCGACGATGTCCTGCAGCACAGGCAGCACCTCGGCGACGATCTTCGTCTTGAGGCTGAGCCATCCGACCTTGAGTTTCTTCAGCTCGTCGTCGACCTTCTTCGCTTGCTTGACGAAGTCCTCACCCATGCCTCCGCCGAGCTGGTCGAACTCCTCGTACAGCTCCCGCACGCCCTCGCCTCCCTCGCGCAGCATCGGGATCATGCTCAGACCTGCGCGGCCGAAGAGCTTCATGGCCAGGGCACTGCGCTTGGCGGGGTCCTCCTCCGCCTTCATGTGATCGGCCACGTCCTCCAGGATGTCGAGGGTCGGGCGCGCGGTGCCGTTCGTCTCCTTGAGCGACACCCCGATCTTCTTCATGGTGGCCGCCATGTCGCCGCCCCCCTCAGAAGCCTCACCGAGCTTGCGCTGGAAGAGCCCCAGGGAGTGCGCCGCCGCCTCTGAGCTGACCCCGCTGAGCGACGCGGCGAACTGGAACTTCTGCAGCTCGTCGGTCGTGATGCCTAGGCGATTGCTGGTGTCCACGAGCGTGGCGCCCATCTCGATGGACCCGGCCACGAACTCCTTCAGTTCGCGAATCGCGAACACCTCCACGAGCACCTCGCCCACCTTCTCCAGGGTGTGCTTGAAGTGCTCCATATGCTCTTCGAACTTGTCGAGCTTCTCATCCTCGACCTCGACCTCGAAGTGCGCAAGCAGTTCTCGGAGCGCGCCACCGCCTTCAGCCACAGGTCACCTCTTCGCCGCTCGGGCCTCCGCCTCGTCCAGCGCGTCCAGGACGTCGTTCATCATCATGAGGTCGTTGAAGTTCCATCGGTCGGCCATCTCCGCGGCCGTGACCTTGATGCGCTCGCTGGTCAGGATGCGGTAGACGGTCCAGTCGCACCCGTCTGGGAGTTCGATGCGGACGCGCTCTGCCCCACCGACTGAGCTGCGGCGGCGAGGCTCCCATCTTTTAGGAAGTCACCGTAGTTCGCTTCCAGGCAGGCGAACAGCCACTTCATCATGGCCATGTAGCGGCCGACGAAGTGGATGTCGAAGTTGCGCTCCAGCGGTCCCACGCCCGGCACGTTGGTCATCGGGGTGAAGCTGTTGATGAGGTAGAGCAGGTCTTCCTCGTTGACGCCGCTGAGCAGCTTGCCGAAGTCGACGTCCTTCTTCGTGGCGAAGGCCGGGCCGATCATCTTCAGGACGCGCACGAACACCTGGCTGCCCTTGAGGGCGCCGAGCTGCGTGATCTCGTACGTGAAGCCGTCGATGGTCTTGGTGATGGTCTGTCGGAGTTCCATGCTTCAGCCTAGCCGGTTATGCCGGTCCGATGAGGAAGGTCTTGCCCGTAGATCCGTTGCCTGCTGCAGCAGCGCCGCCGACCCCGGTGCCCGCCGTGCCTGCTGCCGATGTCTGCGTGCCAGTCCACCCGCTCTTGTCGGCGTAGACGATGACGCACGACCCGCCACCACCACCGCCGCCGCCGCCCGCGGACCCTGATCCTCCACCCACGTCCGTGCCGTTGGCGCCGTTGCCTCCGTTTGCAGTCTGTGCTCCGTTGCCCGTGAGGATGCGCGCGGCCACGATCGACAGCCCGCCACCCTGGCCACCTCCGCCTCCGGTCCAGGTCCCGCCGGAGAGCACCGCGACACCGCCACCGCCACCACCGAGGCCTCCGAAGAGCACGCGCAGGTTGGGGAAGCTGTTGATGACGAAGCCCCTGATCCAGGTGGCGGGGTCATGCTGGCCCCCCAGCACTGCTCCACCATCGGTGCCCGCTCCGCCCCCGCTGCTGCCGATGCCGGTGTTGCCTCCTGCTCCGCCTGCCCCGCCCGTGGCGAAGGCAGACGCATTGGCTGCTCCTGCGGTGCCGTTGCCTGCACCACTCGAACCGCCACCTCCTGCCCCTCCAGGGAAACCAGGGGTGGCGCCTGGTAGAGCGCCCGAAGCGTTGGCCCCGTTAGCCTGGATCGTGCCGTTCCACGTGAGGGTCCCGCGCACGTGAATGGCGCCCATCGCGATGGGCTGCACGATCGTGACACCGTTGTTGACGGTGGCGTTCTCGAAGTAGACCTCGCGCGTCTGCGTGTACACGTTCGACGTCGGGCCGGTGAAGCCCACGACCGAAGTCGACCCGTCGAAGGTGACCGTGCCGTCCGATCCATCACCGAACTCGCCACGGTAGTTCGTGGTCGTCGAGGTGGCCACGACGTCACTCAGGCCGTAGATCAGATTGATATACGCGCTCATGTTCGAGCGGTCGGTCGCGCTGAGCGCGCTGCTGAACCCGATGCACCTGGCCACCGATGCGTTGGCGAAGTCGCCTCCTGCGCCGAAGCTGAACAGCGTCACACCGTTGTCGAACTGCGTGGCGATGGCCGTGGGAGCGATGACCTGCACCCCATTCAGGAAGAAGCTCTGGTTCGTGCCATCCGCGATGACGTGCCAGACCCCCCACTGCTCGGTCGCACCGGAGACCGTAGTGCCCGGACCCGCGGGGGCCTGCAGCAGCAGTTCCACCTGGTTGACTCCGGGTCGGTAGATGCGCCCGTCGTTGCCCGACCCGCCATCGAACAGTGTCCCGGACCCGCCCCCGGTCGTATTGAACTTCGCGATGATGTACAGCTCCTTCGCCACGTGCTGCGAGGACTGGTTGGCCTCGTGCATCGTGTCGCTGGAGCCGTTGCCCGAGGCGTAGGCCACGCCGTTCGGCCCGGAACCTCCTGCAGCATGCGCCGTCGCGGTGCCCGAGAGCGCGAAGCGCGCAGCGGTGTCCGTCCCACCGTACTTGCTGGGCCACGTCGTGATGGCGCCAGGCGTGAGCACGTTCGCGTCGTAGTCGAAGTTGTACGAGCTGATGAGCGAGGGGTCGAAGTTGATCGTGCCGAAGCCTGCGAACAGCGGGGCCGTGCCCAGCGAGCCACCGAATGACCCTGCGCGCACGCATACCCATCCGATGGGCTGGCCCGCGAGGGTCGAGGTGTTCCAGATCACGTCTCCGACCTTGAACGTGCCTGAGGTCGGGGCGCCGCTGCTGTAGTAGCGATCGGGCACGAAGGTGTCCGTGTTGCTGTTGCCCGGGTAGTTCCACGGGGCGGCCTTGCGCCCGGCGTGCACCGCGAAGAAGGCCACGTACAGGTCGCTGCTCGTGGGCATGGCGGTGAAGTTCAGCGTGATGCCTGCACCCGAGCCACCGCTGTACGTCGTGCCATCCCAGTAGAAGGTCGTCTGCAGGCGCTGCCACCCGCCCTTGGAGAAGTCCATCGAGTCCAGTGGGATGGCGTTCGTGCCACCCGTGGCGTCCGTCAGCAGCACCTCAACCTGCCCTGAGTAGGCAGCCTTGACCATGAAGCTGAGCGTGTACTCGCCCGCGGGCAGGGAGCCTGACAGGGCGTTGTTGAATCCCGTGAGCAGGTTCACCGGGCCGGTCGTCGCGTGGAAGCCCTGCACCGAGTAACCCGTCGCGGTGTCCGTGCCTCCCGACGCGATCGACCCCGAGACCGTGTCCGCGAGCGAGAGCTGGAACTTACCCGCGGGCCAGTGATTGACCGAGACGCCCAGGGCCGTGTCCTTGCCGCGGTCGCCCATCGTCCCGGTCATGTACTTGCGCATGATCGCGGTGACGTCGGTCACGCCCGAGGCGCCGAGCGCCAGCGACGGGTCCGTGCTCGTGCGGAAGCGGAAGTCCGGCCCGGCCGAGAACGATTCCAGGTTCAGCGTGATGCTCTCGCGCGCGACCTTCTCGTAGGTGCTCTGCGGGCACGAGGTCGCGTCGATCCAGATGCCCTTGCTCTGCATGAGCAGCGCGGGTGCCTGCGGCGGCGAGAAGCCCGTGAGACTGGCCGTGGTCGCGGGGCGGAAGTCGATGCTGGTCGGGAAGCTGTCGTAGACCTCGAACCAGTTGTGACCCGTGCACGATGCGATGGCGCAGCTGTCGAAGAGCCAGTCGCCGCGGATGCCCGCGGCCATGACCGACCAGTCCAGGCCGCTGTAGGTCACGTGGAGCTTCTGCCGCGCGAGCGGAGCCTGAGACTCGCCACCGAAGCGCGTGTGGAAGCAGCGCACGATGCCCGAGCCCTGGATCCAGGTACTCTTGGGCGAGCGCGTGTCGTCGACGATGGGCACGCCCACGCAGTGGTCGAGCGTCAGCACGTTCCACGTGTTGAAGCAGCTCATGGCATGGCCGCTGTCGTCGTTGACCGGCGGACAGAAGTCGTTGCCGACCCCGATCGGGATGTTGATCCACCAGACCCACGTGTGCGTGAACGTGGCGTCGTCGTGGTTGCCGATGTACTGCACCGCGTTCATCAGGAAGCAGTTCGAGACGATGAGCTGGCTCGACGGATCGCGCCCGGCCGCAGCCACGTCAGTCCAGTAGAACGCTCCCGAGGCGCCCTGCGACCAGCAGTTGTGCACCTGGATCGTGCCGTTGTAGAGCATGCTCCCGAGCTGCCCGCCGTAGTAGCGCGAGGGGCCGCCGCACACGATGTGGCAGTTGCCGCTCAGGAAGTTCAGGCCCTCGAAGCGCTGGTACAGGTTCGCGTGCCGGAAGATGTGCGCGCCAGGCGTGGTGGGCATGAGCATCGTGCCCTGGCCATCGCCGATGACGTGCACGCCCTCGGACACCTCCAGGCATGCCTGGCCGTCCGGGGCCGTAAGCTTGTAGAGGCCGTCACCGAAGTGGACCGTCGGTGCGTTGAAACCGTTGCTGCTCGGGAACTTGCCCGAGAGCGGGAGGACAGATGCGAACCGCGGCGAGAGCGAACGCGCGTACGTGAGCGCGGCCTGGCACGCGGCCGTGTCGTCGTGCACGCCATCCGCGTACGCACCGAAGTCGCGCACGTCGATCCAGCGGTTGTAGTTCTGCCCTGCCTCGCTGAGCACCCATCGGGACGCGGTCCCGTCGTAGGTGAACTGCAGGCGCCCGCGACGCGGCGGGAGCGTGATCGGGGCGCCGGACTGCGTGTCGATGCGGTTCGCAGCCGTGCTAGATGTGTCCTCGTGCACCACGGTCATGGGCTGCGCCGTGGTGTTGATCACCGTAAGCTTCGTACCCGCTGCAGCAGGCGCGGTGAAGCCACCGATGCTGAACGCAGCGCTAGGCCCGGTGAGCCGCAGCGACCCCACACCGCCCGTGGCGATGTTGCTGTTCAGACCGTTGCTTACGGCCGTGGAGCTTTGCCCTCCCGGACCTTCGGGACCAGGCGGACCTGCGGGACCTGCTGATCCAGCTGGACCAACGTCACCGCGTGCTCCTTGCACACCCTGCGGGCCTTGCGGCCCAGTGAACATCAGCGTCTTGCGTGCAGATCCGAGGGCCATGCCTTAAGGTAGGCCCGCGCTTGATTCACTTGCGCTTCGCGGGTGCTCGCTCGCTGGACTCGGGAGCCTCTTCGTCGTCGGGGTACTCCTCGACCACGTCGCGGTGCATCTCTGCGACCTTGTCGTGCGCCTGCGCGGCTGCTTCGTGTGCCTCGGGCGTGTCCAGCTCCAGGGCATGGTGCGTCATGACGTGGGCGTGCGCGGCCATGCGGCGATGCTCGTCACCGGCCTTGTCGTCGCCGCGGACCACGTTGTCCATGGCGACGACCGCATCCCATCGACGGGCCTTCTCAGACTTCTTGCGCTCGACGATGCCCATCGGTCAGTCCAGGCCGGTCATGCAGGTGACGGCCTTCGGGTAGCGAACCTCGACGGCGCCCGTGCGCATGTGGCAGGGGACGATGAAGCTCATGTTGCGCGGCTGAGGAGCGAACTGCTCGAACTCCTGGCTGATGATCAGCGCCAGGACCGTGGGGTCCTTCTGGTAGCGCATGGCGAGGCCGTGACCGCTCGTGCCCGGGGTCGGCGCGAGGTTCGCGACCGTGTCCAGGTAGGGCCAGAACTCGACCGTCTTGAGCCAGGGGTCCAGCTCCAGGAGGTAGTCGAGGAGCGTGACGCTCTGCCCGAACTGCGGGGCCATCGGGGTGCTCGCCAGCACGCCGTACATCGGGGTGCTGAGGACGAGCGTGTCACCGTAGTGGACGCCCTTCGTGTTCGTGAAGATGTCCTTGCCCATCTGCAGGACGTCCTTCGCGATCTCCTGGGCCACTGCCGTGATGTTGCCCTTGCCGAGCGCATCGCTGATGAGGCTCGCCCACGTCGCGGACGTGCTGCCGGCGTTGTTCTGCGAGACCTTGGTCGTCTGCTGGATGTTGGGGGCGTTCGCGAGACCATAGAGGTTCGTCGCGCTGTCGCCCTGCGCCGCGAGCAGCTCCAGCTTCTTCTCCATGACCCAGCGGGCCGTGGCAGCCTTGCGAGCCTCCAGGGGCAGGCCGGCCATCGCCGCAGCGCGCATGTCCTGGATCGTGTACTGGTAGCTGTCGCCGAGCGAGACGATGCCCTGCTTGAACTGCTTGCCGACGATGCTCGCATCCGGGAAGTCCTGCGAGTAGTTGTGGACGATCTTCGCCTCGCCGAGCTTGTCGAACTGCGTGTACGTGAAGCTGTCCGCGCCCGTGGGCACCCGCGTGTCGACCGGGATCAGCGTCCGGGCCTTCAGGTCGGGGTAGAGGATGTCGTACGTCTGCGTGTAGATGTACTCCAGCTGACGGGCGAAGATCGCGGTCTCCTGGGCGTCTTGGCGGCCCTGGATCGTCTCCAGGATCCGCCCGATCGCACCGGGAAGGTCCTTGCTGTCGAACTTCATGAACCCCGCCATGGGGTTGTCGAGGCCGAAATACATCACGGGGCTCCCTGGATGTTCACTTCGAGGTCACACACGAACGTCGGGCCGTCCGAGCCGGTCGACGCTGCCCCGCGTGCCGGGGTCTTCGTGCTCACGTCACGCACCAGGAGGATGCCCGCGGGCGCCGCAGCCACTTCGCTGCCGGCCGAGCTGGACGTCGCGTTCCCGGTGAACGTGCCCTTCAGGTTGTTCGCGTCGGTCGTGCTGGAGTGGTTGACGTTCGGGACGACGTATACGCCCTGCCCGAAGCTGCCCGTGCCACCGTCCCAGCAGGCATAGATGTGGCCCTTGCGCAGGACCGGCACCATCTCACCGACCTGGTAGTGACCCTTGCCCGAGCTGCCGCCCGTGGCCGCGAGCTGCTGCTCACGCGCGACGTCGTTGACGCTCACGCCCGCGAGCTTGCGCCCCGAGCTGACGAGAGCCGCCCCCGTGCCTGCGGTCTTCCAGACCGCACCCGTGGTCTGATCGACCTCCAGGAGCCGTCCGAACTCGATCGCCTCGCCCGCCGGGAAGCTCTCGACCTTGTCGTCGAGGTTCTGCTCCGCGAGCTGACCCGGAACCGCGATGTCGGGCTCCAGGTTGTACGCAGTCTGTCCGCCGTTGGGCAGGCCCATCACTTACCACCCTTCCAGAGATCCGAACTTCGCTTCTCGTTGCGCGCGCGAGCCGCAGCGACCTTGTCCTCGACCGAGGCCGCGTCCGCGTGCACGTTGCCCTTGCGCACGTGAGCCTGGCCCTGCTTGGCCTGCCGCACGCCCGCCTCGAAGAGGCCGCGCACGTAGTCGGCGCTGGACTTCTCGTCGAGCTTGATCTCGGGGAACGCCTTCTGGCACGCCTCCCGCATGACCGTGTCCGCGTCCTTGCCGTCGAGCTTCACCTCGGTGCCGAGAACGACCTGCGCGTCCTGAACGAGCGCGAGACGATCGGCGACGAGAATGTCGATGTCGATCTCCTTCAGCTTCGTGTCCAGGGAGTCCGCGCGCGTCTTCTCGCCTGTGAGGAGACCGTTGAGACGGTCGATTTCCTTGAGAGCCTCTGCGAGATCCATGGCTTCATTGTAGGCGGCCACGGTTTCGGGAAAGCTCGACCCAGCTCCGTCCATGCGCAGCTTCACGTCGCTGCCTGCTCGACCACCGCCGGGAGGGAGGAGGGCCACGTGGTTGTAGCGGATGTTGCGCTGGATCGCGTCGTAGTGCTCTCCATTGATCTCACCGGACGTGTGCTCGACGTCGCAGGTGTAGCCGCACGACAGCTCCACGAGGCGCTTCGCTTCGACCTGCTTGACCGCATCTTCGTGCTGCACGCGCACGCGGCTGTCGACGAGGTCACCGGAGCGCTTCACGGTGTCGCCTACGTGGCCGACCGTGTGGTCCTTCCAGTTCTTCGTCGTGACCAGCCCGGGGTGCCCGACCGTGAGACTCGCGCCAGCGAGGGTCGAGAGGCTGTCCTCGTTGAAGACCTCGTCGGCAGGACGCAGCTCCCGCTGCACCGTGCCATCAGGCATGTGGTAGATGAAGATCCCGGAACGGGTCAGCGCCGCGGGGACATCGAGGCCACCCTGCGGCGTGCGCTTGTGCGTGGAGATCTGGACGGTGTCGGTGCGGTACTCACTCACGCTTTCAGGATAGGTCCGCTCCCTCCAACGCCTGCTCGACCAGGCGACACCACGTGCGCCACGACTGGGCCATCGTCTCGACGTAGATCACCGCCTGGATCACCGCGTAGCACTCCTTCTGCGCGCGGTAAGAACGCCTCACGTGTGCACCGGCACGGGGAAGCACTCCCAGGTCATGCCACGAGGAGGCATGAGGCTCGATGGCGACAGGAGCACGGAGATCATCCAGGCCAGCGAGGCCACGAGCATGATGACCAGCGTCCAGGTCATCACGGGCCACGGATTACTCACGGCGCCTCGCGCTTCTGCGGCGCCTCACCTTGGCCATCCTGCTCACCGTGCGCGGGCATGGCTGCCTCTCGGATGAGGGCTCGCACCACCGCGCTGCGGCTTACCTTCCGCGCGCCGGGCGGCCTGCTGAGGTTCCTGACCTCGACGAGCTTGGTGAGCAGAGCGTGATCGCAGTCGTAGAGGGCCACCACGAGGGGCGACGTTTTGACTTCGGCATCCATGGTTCGCGGAGTTGCGCGTTCCGTGCCACCGCCGCGGTAGGGTCGGGAGGTCAGGGGGGCGGTTTCATTAAAGGGTAATGGGACCCTACGCGCGCGCGTGTACGTATGTCACTACACAAATCCTTTACCCTTTTAATGAAATGACCGACGTACCCCACCACCTCTGGCACGGGACCGGCAACCCTAGAGGTCATGGCAGATCTCAACTGGCGCGACGCGCTGTGCACGTTCCCCTGTAAGGGCAAGGTCCCTCTCATACCATTCAGTCTCCTCGGCCCAGGCGAGAAGGCCTTCGTCCCTGCCGGAGCGAATACAGCCATCGCCACCGGCACCCGTAGCGGGGTCGTGGTCATCGACTGCGACGACCACGAGGCCACCGAAGCCTTCGTGCGTAAGTACCGGCCCCCGATCACGTTCATGATGAAGACCCCGAGGGGCTTTCACTTCTACTTCCAGCAGCCCGAGGGCAAGCTCATCAAGAACAGCGTGAGTAAGCTCCTCTTCCACGTCGATGTGCGCGGCGAGGGTGGGCTGGTCGTCTTCGAGGGCGAGGGCCGGGAGGTCTTCGACGCCCACGATCCTGCACCGATGCCGCCACAGCTCCTGGCGGACCTAGAGGCCCTGGGTCCTGCCCCGCGCTCCACGAATACCACTGCGGTGCAGCCCATCGACCCCACCACCGATGAGGGCCACCGGCGCGTCATGAAGGCCAAGGACTTCCTGCGAGACGCCCCTCCCGCCATTGAGGGCGAGAACGGAAGCGGGGCACTCTTCAATGTCGCTCTGAAGCTCGTGCGCACCTTGGAGCTGGACGTGGACACGGCCGTCGATCTCATCGAGCAGGAGTACAACTGGCGGTGCACGCCAACGTGGCGCCACAGCGAGATAGTCCACAAGTGCGAAGACGCTCGCGACCGCAGCGACCGTCCCACCGGCCCCGCGCCGGAGGCCTTCCTGGATCGCCCGCCGAAGCCCAGGGCGCCAGACGAACCGCTCGTGGCCCCTCCGGGCAAGCTCCGCGCACTGGAGCTGAACGAGGTGATGCAGACCCTGACGACGCACCCGGCGTGGGAGGGTGTGTTCCGCTACGACGTGATGGGCAGGCAGATGGTGGCTATCCACCCGCCGGTGGCGCTTTGCATGGAGCGGGGCAGCGTCTCGAACGGTGACATCGCGTGGGTCCGGTGCTGGTTCGAGAGCGAGGGAGGCAAGGTCACGGTCGACACCGTGATGGGGGCCATCGAGGCCATCTGCGAGGACCACCCGTACAACCCCTTCGTGGAGTACCTCGACGCCCTGCCCAACCCCGGCGTGTGCCATCTCAGCAGTCTGCACGAAGAGGTGCTCAACAGTCCGGACGGTCCGATCGCGAGCAGCATCTTCGCCAAGCAGATGGTGGCGGCCATCCGCCGGAGCCGGGCACTCAGCGGCCCCCACGACGTCTCGACGCCCATCGACCACCGCGTCGTCGTGATCCTGGACGGTGAGCAGGAGACTGGGAAGAGCAGCTTGCTGCGCCAGCTTGCAGGTCCGTGGTACGGCAGCATACATGGAGACCCGCACGACAAGGACACGAAGATGCTCTGCAAGGGCAAGGTGTTCATCGAGATGGAGGAGATGGCCACGGCACGCCGCAGCGACCGTGACACCCTCAAGGCCTTCATCAGCGCGGTGGAGGACGAGTACCGCAAGCCCTACGGGCGGAGCGTGGAGAAGGTCGCGAGGAGCTTCGTGCTCTTCGGTACGAGCAACGACCTGGTGCTGCCCGACCCCACAGGCAACACACGCTTCGCGGTGATCCGCGTGGGGAAGATGTGTGGCAAGGCGCGGCTGATGGAACTGCGTGACGCGCTCTGGTGGGAGGCCAACCAACTCGCCCTCGACGCCACGTTCGACCATCACCTGACCGAGGAGGAGAAGGCCTTCTGCAAGAGCCGCAACGAGGACTACGAAGACGACATCGTGATGGTGCGCATGCGCGAGGCCCTGGAGGGCGTGCCCTTCGTGACCCTCACCGAGGCCTACGACATGGTCACCCAGAGCGAGCGGAAGATCATGCCCACGGGCATCGAGCAGGCGCAGATCCTGAGCGCCCTGCGCCACGTTGGATGCCATCACAAGCGCGTCGGTACGAAGAACGGGTGGTTGGTGCCGGAAGCTCTCGCCTCGATGAAGATGAGGCCCTCGGTCGCACAGTGGTTGAAGAACGACGTCGCGGCATCGAAGGTGCGTGAGCGCCTCATCGCGAAGGGAAGTGCCTAGCCTGAGATGTGCTGAGCGCATCCCAGGTCCAGGCGTGGCTCGACTGCCCGCGCAAGTGGAGCTTCCAGTACAAGGAGCACATCGCCCGAGGGCAGAACGCGTCCGCAGCCTTCGGGTCCCTCGTGCACAAGATCCTGGAGGAGTATTACCAGGGCATGCCGCTGCCCTTCTCGTCGATGGACGAGGAGACGGGTCACGCAGCCGAGGTAGCCTTCGCGATGCTGGAGCACCTGCCGAATCGGGCCCCACATCTGGTCAACGAGGGAAAGTTCGTCGCGCAGGTCGGCAGGCACGAGTACATCGGCTTCATCGACATGACGGACGAGTCCACGCACACCGTCCACGACTTCAAGACCACTAGCAACTTCAAGTACATCAAGCGCGGGGCGGAACTGCAGGGCAACGTGCAGGCGGTGCTCTACGCCGCGCGCATGCTGGAGCGCTGGAAGGTACCGGAGGTGAACCTCCAGTGGACCTACGGCCGCACGCGTGGGAAGGCCATCAGCGACGTCACTCGGATTGTCATGACCGCGGAGGGTGTGGCACCGCTCGTGCAGGTGCTCGACACCGTCGCTGACGAGATCGAAGCCGCGCGCGGCAAGCGCACGCTCGACCTCCTGCCCAACCCACACATGTGCGACGCGTACGGGGGTTGCCCGTTCGAGCACATCTGCAACCTCAGCCCCAAGGAAAGGCTCCAAGCAGTCATGACCCAGTCCGCTACCGATGATCTCCTCGCCCGCCTCGCGGCAGCACGGTCCACCCCCAGCGCGCCCGCCACGTCGGCCGCAGAGCGCACGCTTCCCCTGCCTGGGGTCCCTGTCGCCCCGGGCCAGATCAACCCGCCGGAAGGCGCTCAGGCGGCCCCTCCCGCTCCGGCACCGACCCCCGACCCGGCCCCACCCGCCGCGACCAAGCGCCCGCGGAAGCCCAAGCCGGAGCCTCGCGACACCGGACGGTCGCCCGACGTCGTGGAGCCGACCAACCCCATCGGAACGCTCTACATCCGGTGCCAGCCCCTGGAGGGCGACTACGTGGGCTTCGGCAGCGTGCTGGAGGACGCGGAGTTCATCATCAAGGCCACGCCCTTCCGCGACAGCGGAGAGGAGTACTACGTGAGCGACTACCGCTTCGTGCACTACGGCCAGGGTCCGGCTGTGCTCGTGAGCGCGGTGCAGCAGGCCCTCAGCGAGAAGCGCATCGAGCACCTCGTCGTGCGTGACAGCCCCGAGGCGCAGATCTGCACGCAGCACCTGATGATGTGGGCCGATCGGGTCATCGTTGGACTGTGAACCTAAGTGGCCACAGCATCCGAGCGACCGCCGAGTACCAGCGCATCGCTGCCCTGCCGCGCCGCCGGCCCGACATCGACCCAGAGCTGGTCGCCAAGCTTACGGCAGCGTTGCGACACCCTAACGGCACGATGCTCCTCCGACCCGTCCAGGCCCTGGCCCTGCTCGACATCGGAGTCACCGGCGGTCTTCTGGGTCCGATCCGGGTGGGAGGAGGGAAGACCCTCATATCTCTGCTGGCTCCCCACGTTCTGCAATCCAAGCGGCCACTCCTGTTACTGCCCGCCGCGCTGCTGAAGAAGACGCACGACGAGATGCGGGAGCTGATGAAGCACTGGCTCATCCCTCGCCACATCAAGATGATGAGCTACCAGGCCCTGGGTAGGGCCGGTGCCGCCGAGGAGCTGGAGCGCTACCGCCCCGACCTGATCGTGATGGACGAGGGCCACCGCGTGAAGAACCCGAAGGCCGCGTGCACCCGCCGCGTTACGCGCTACATGGAGGCGCACCCCGAGACGCGCGTGGTGATCATGAGCGGCACGCTCATCAAGCACAGCCTCCGGGACTTCGCTCGGGGCGCGGCATGGGGTCTGAAGGCCGGCGCGCCGGTGCCGCGGGAGTGGGACGAACTGGAGGGATGGGCAGATGCTCTCGATGAGAAAGTCAATCCTCTCAGCAGGGTTGCGCCTGGTGTCCTCGGCAGCGACGTCTCTGCAGCACGCGACTGGTTCCGGGCGCGTCTTCTGGAGACTCCAGGTGTGGTGTCTACGCCAGGAGATCAGGTTGCATGCTCCCTCCTGGTCACGGGAACACTGGCGCCGGTTAATCAGGTGACAGAGGCGAACTTCATCAAGCTGCGCGGAGAGTGGGCCACGCCAGACGGATGGACCTACTCGATGGCGACGGACATCTGGCGCCACGCCCGAGAGCTGGCCCTCGGCCTGCACTACGTCTGGGATCCGCGTCCGCCTGATGAGTGGCTCGATGCGCGGAAGGCCTGGTCGCAGTTCTGCCGCAAGGTCATCAAGGACTCCATGTACAGCGACAGTCCGCTCGACAGTGAGCTGCAGGTCGTGAACGCCATCGACCGCGGTGACCTGGAGGACGAGGACATGACGCTGGTGCGGTGGCGGGCCACCAAGGACACCTTCACTATCAACTCGAAGCCGGTCTGGCACGACGACAGCGCCCTGAAGGTGTGCGCTGAGTGGATGGCACAGCACAAGGGCATCGTGTGGTGCGAGCACAAGTTCTTCGCCGACGAGCTGTCGCGCATGACCGGGGCGCCGTACTTCGGATCGAAGGGCGAGGACCGCAAGGGCAACGCCATCGAGCGCGAGAAGGGCGACCGGCCGGTGATCGCGTCGGTGGCGGCGAACGGCACCGGGCGCAATCTCCAGATGTTCTCCCAGAACCTCATCACGAGCCTGCAGCCCGGTGCAGACACCGCGGAGCAGCTCATCGGCCGCACGCACCGAGATGGCCAGGAGGCGGACGAGGTCACGGTGGACATCCTGGTCATGTGCGCGGAGCACGAAGATGCGTGGCAGAAGCTCCGGGCCGATGCGCAGATGCACGAGCAGGTGATGGGCCAGCCGCAGAAGGTGCTGCTGGCGGACCTGGACTGGCCGACCCCGCAGAGGGGCACGGCGCGGTGGGAGAGGACGGTGAACTGATGGACGAGTACGACTACGGCCCAGTGGCGGAGAGCGACGGGCCTCCCACCGAGCGACGACCTCTGCTGCCGAACGTCGCCCTCGCTGTCCCGCACACCCCTTGGGTGCCGGAACGCGCCGCGTCCATGCTGCGCCTGCGGGACGCCCTCCAGGAGGGAGGAGGGGAAGGCCTGAGGGTCTACTACCGCGAGTTCACCGAGAGGAAGAAGATCAACCTCTGGGCGCGCGACATGTGGGAGTGGCTCGCGCATCAGCCCGTCGAGTGGTGCGTCCAGCTCCAGGACGATGTGATGATCGCCCCGCGGTTCTGGGACCACCTGCGGGCAATGCTCTCGGCGCTGCCCGACGAGGCCGGGATCATCGGTCTGGCGTCGACGCACCCGATGGCGCCCGAGATGGCCCGCCGAGGGCACCGCTGGTACCGCACGCCTGCAATGCTGGTCGGATGGGCGTGGGCCATCCGCCGGCCGGTCCTGCGGCACTTCCTCAGCACGCTGACCGACGAGCCCTTCAAGTGCGAAGACGCGAAGATGGGTCAGTACGCCGCGTGCTACGGTCACGACGTCTGGCACCCCTGCCCGACGATCGTCGACCACGACACCACGATCAAGAGCACCTACGCGAACGACCAGCACAGCACGCGCAGGCCGCAGTGCACCTGGCGGGACTACGGCGAGGCGTCCATGAGCGACCCGTCGTGGTGGTCGCCCAGCGGCATGCCGGAGTGCCTGCCCATGCCGCCGCAGAGGATGTGTTGCCTGTGCCTGGAGCACTCCGAGGTGATGCACAGCATGAAGACGAACCTCGGGGTCTGCGGCGTGTGCATCGGCAACTTCATCGGACTCCAGTTCCAACCCGACATCCCAACAGCGGAGTGAGCATGAGCGGAGACAAGTGGGATCAGATCCCAGGATGGTTCGACTACCAGGACGTCTACGACCAGGCAGTCGACGAGGCGGCCAACTTCGAGACCTTCGTCGAGATCGGTGTGGGCTTCGGCCGCTCGATCGCATACCTCGCTGAGGCCGCGAACTACCGCGTGACGAAGCGCCCACGCATCTACGGGGTGGACCCGTGCATCGACGACTGGGACAGCGACCGGCCGACCTGGGGAGCCAACCACGCCAAGTGGGCTCGTGAGCTGGGCGGTCCGTACACCTCCCTGGTCCGCACCATGTGGAAGCACACGCCTCTCGCCCTGGAGAGCGTGAACATCCTCCGGTGCCGCAGCGTCCAGGCCGCGCGCATGTTCGATCCGAAGACGGTGTGGTTCGCGTTCATCGACGGCAGCCACCACTACGAAGACGTCGCCGCCGATCTCGCCGCCTGGGAGCCGCTCATCAAGCCAGGAGGGATCCTGGCCGGGCACGACCACACGGACGGTTTCCCAGGCGTGCTCCGGGCGGTGGCTGAGAGGTGGCAGGACGGCAAGACCCAACAGAGAGGCGCCTGCTGGTGGCGCAGAGTGGAGGCAGCATGATCCCCGGATGGACCTGTACGGAACTGCGGCGGTGGTACGAAGAGGTGGCGACGAACTGGCTCCCGTGCAACGGGGTGTTCGTCGAGGTCGGGGTCGCGTACGGCGCCTCGCTCGCGCACCTCGTGAATCACCGAGACATGATCGCGCGCATCTACGGAGTGGACATCTTCGAGGAGCACCAGGGCAAGGGCCAGATCTCGGACGAGGACTGGGCGCGGTGCACGTCCTACGGCAATCCCATGCGCGCTGCGGTCGGTGAGCTGATGCGCGAGTGCTCGGAGTTCTTCGACATGGGCGGCACCCTGATCCGCTCGACAGGCGTGGCGGCAGCGGACGGCTTCCCGGACGAGAGCGTGGACGTCCTCTTCCTCGACGAGCACCACACCCTGGAGAGCGTCTCGGGGGCCATCCGAGCGTGGCTGCCGCGGATCGTGCCGGGCGGCATCATCAGCGGCCACGACTGCAACCCTCACTACCCGGGCGTGCTGGAGGCGGTGAATCTCCTCCTGCCCGGGGCCGAGGTGCGCCCACCGCACCCGAGCGACAATGGGTGGGGAGGCGTCTGGATCTGGCGCAAGCCTGCCTAGACTGACACGACGGCCATCGGGCTGGAACAGAACGAGAACAGAAAGAGAAGGCAGAAGATGGGTTTCCAAGGCAGCGGACTGAAGAACGCGAAGACGTTCGAGCGCGGCGCGTACCTCGGGGTGGGTGCGTACCAACTGCAGATCGGCAAGTTCGTCCTCCGGGCGGGCGAGAAGGCCACTCGCAAGAGCGGCGACGCTCTCATCGTGGAGTTCGAGGTGAAGCGCACCAGCAACCCCGCGCACCCGGTCGGCAGCAAGGCCACCTGGTACCAGAGTCTCAAGGACAAGGACGTGGCGTACGGCGCCATCAAGGAGTTCCTCTACGCCGTGCTCAAGGCCGAGACGAAGGAGCAGCAAGCGCTGGTCGACGAGACCATCGAGAAGGTGCTCGACGACGCCATCGACAACGGGAAGCTCAACGGCTTCGTCGTCGACGTACAGACGAGCATGAAGAAGACCGCGGGCAGGGGCCTGGACTTCACCGTCCACGCATGGAGCCCCGCGAAGGCAGCCTAAGCTGAACCTGGCATAGCCTACGAGGTCGTCGGAGGACGGTCGACTTGAGAGCCCCGGGCCAGAGATGGAACGGGGCTCGCATCGTTGGGTGGTCATGAGAGCAATCGAAGTGAGGGCGGACGCGAAGTGGAACTCCCAGCAGCAGAAGATGGAGATCGAACTCGACTTCGTCGTGGACGACAGCGAGATCCGCATCAGGGTGCCGACGGAGATGGCTGCAGCCCTGGTCGAGCGTCTCGACAGCGATATCGGCGGCATCATGGAGCCGCCGGAGGACTGATGCGCCATCTCTACGTCTTCGACTTCGATGGCACCATCAGCCGCACGAAGTTCCCTCGCCCGCACACGCCGGTGAATCTGGCTGACGCGCTGAAGGTCATGGACCCGCGCCGCGTGTCCCTGGACCTGCCGCGGTGGAGTGTCATCCGCTGGATGCGCCACATCAAGCTCTACGCCGGGAGGGACACCGACATCTTCATCCTCACCGGCAGGCCCGAGGCGGCGCGGAGTCTGACCGAAGCGTGGCTCCAGGTGCACGGCGTGCCCTACGACGTCATGACCATGGTGGGAGAGCCGACGTGTGCACCGACGCACGAGAAGAAGCGCGCGCTCCTGTCGGAGTGGAAGACGAGCTACTCAAGCACCCTCATGATCGACGACGATCCGGGGGTGGGCACGGTGTGTGCAGAGCTGGGCATCGGATTCGTCAACGCGACAGACATGTGAGGAGGCCACCATGGCGTGTGAAGTCATCATGAAGTGCGATGGGCAACGGAGCGACGAGATCCCGGGCGTCTTCGCCGACTACCTCGCGGCGCAGGCAGCCATCGCGGACTCCGGGAACGCGGACTGGTACGAGGTGCGTGACCTGCCCGAGCAGTACGACGAGCCCCAGGACGTGGAGGACGGCATCATCGACGCGCTAGGCCTGCTGAAGGCTCTGTGCGGCCTGGAGCCGCAGCCGACGGTCCCGCAGGACTTCACCGTCCACATGGACACGCTGATGGCCCGCGCCCTGAAGAAGGCCCTCAGCGTCCTGCCGAACGACGTCTTCATCACCGGCACGCCCGCAGGCTTCAAGACCGACCTGGTCCTCCGCGAGGCGGTCGACACCGAGGAGGGCCTCGCGCTCTACTCGCTCTACGGCCAGCTCTGCACCGCCCTGGGAGACCAGGCCTGATGCGTCTGCTCGTCAGCGGCAGTCACCCCCATCACCTCCACGCACCGAAGCGCGCCGGCGATGTCGGCTACGATCTCGTGCTCAACGAGTTCAAGGCCATCCCGCCGCTGACGACCGCCACGCTGCGCACCGGGGTGCAGATCAAGATCCCGGACGGCTACTGGGCCGAGATCAAGGCGCGCAGCAGCACCATCAATCGCTACGGCATGATCGTCATCAGCGATGTGATCGATGCGGGCTACACCGGCGAGATCACCGTGCGCGTGCACAACGTCGCTGGGTGCCGCATGTGCGTCACCGAGGGCATGCGCATCGCACAGCTCGTATTCCACAAGGCGGAACTGCCGCCGATCGAGTACGTCCACATCCTTCCCAAGACCGAACGCGGGGCCGAGGGCCTCGGGAGCACAGGCACATGATCGACATGGTCGCCAACAGCATCCTCCGCGGGGCGCGCGCCCGGGAGAACAACCGCTTCACACAGGTGGAGTCCGTGCGAGGATTCCACGACGAGGAGTACGACTTCGACGGCGTGGCCCTCTTCCTCCTCGACGGCACCGAGGTGCGCAGCGCGGTGCTGCCCACCAACATCCCCAAGCCGACCGACCGCACTCTCGCGCCGGCCGACGTGCACGACGCGGTGTTCGTGGCCATGGTCACGGCGCTGCAGGGGTGACCATGGGACCCAACGACTACCCGACCTCGCCGAACGACGAGGTGCCGGACACCGAACGCGCGCCGGAACCCTTCGGCGGCGGAGGCGAGGACTCGATCGACTACTACGACAGTTACGCCTTCCTCGACGACCCCATCAGCAGCGAGAACCCTCTCAGCGAGTAGATGCGCTTCGTCGCCTTCGATACAGAGACCGAGAGGTTCAGACCAGGCCGGATGGCACCGGAGCTGGTCTGCCTCTCGTTCCAGTTCGCAGGCCTCGACGCCCAGATCATCGACCGTCACGACGCCCACAAGTGGATCCTGGAGCAGCTCCTGGACCCGGGCATCACGCTCGTGGGCCACAACGTCGCCTACGACCTCGCGGTCCTCGGTGCGGAGTGGCCCGACCTCGTCCCTCTGATCTTCGCGGCCTACGACGCGGACAGGATCACGGACACGATGATCCGCCAACAGCTCCTGCAGATCGCGACGGGCACCTTCAAGTTCGACCATCACGGCCATCACCAGGACTACAGCCTGGAAGGCGTGGCCGCGCGGGTGGCGGGCATGATGCTGACGAAGGACGACCTGCGCACGAGCTACGGCGCGCTCCGGGACGTGCCCCTGCACCTCTGGTCGGCGGAGGCCCTCGCCTACCCGATCCACGACGCGGAGGCCACCCTCGCCGTGGCCCTCAAGCAGGAGGAGCACGTCCAGTACATCCCGAGCCAGTTCCACGAGGCCCGCGCCGCGTTCTGGCAGCACCTCATGAGTTGCTGGGGTCTTCGCACCGACGCACGCGGGGTCGAGTCCCTGCGCCGCGGTACGCAGGAGGCCCTGGACAGGATCCTGATCACCTTGCAGGAGGCAGGGCTCGTGCGCGCGAACGGCAAGCGCGACACGAAGAAGGCCATGGCGCGGATGCTGGGGGTCTTCCCGGACTGCCCGCGCACTCCGCCCTCGTCGATGCACCCGGACGGGCAGCCGAAGCTCGACGGGACCACGTGCGAGGATAGCGGCGACGCGCTGCTCATCATGTACGCCGAGTACACCACGCTCAACAAGGTGCTGTCGGCCGACGTGAAGCTCCTGGAGGGTGGGCTGGAGTACCCGATCCATCCGCGTCTGGGTCTCGCCGAGACCGGTCGGGCCACCTGCAGCAAGCCCAACATCCAGAACCTCCGCCGCATGCCAGGCGTGCGCGAGGCCTTCGTCCCGCGGCCGGGCTACGTCATCATCGACGCGGACTACAACACTCTGGAGCTGTGGGCTCTCGCCCAGGTGCTGCTCCTGCTCTTCAGCCACAGCGAGCTTGCCAACGTCCTCAACAGCGGCCGGGACCCACACACGGCCCTCGCCGCAGAGATGCTCGGCATCAGCTACGAGGAGGCGGTCCACCGCAACAAGGACAAGAGCGACAAGGAATTCCAGGCCGCGCGTAGCAGCCAGGGAGCCAAGGGAGCCAACTTCGGATTTCCCGGAGGCCTCGGCCCGGTGAAGTTCGTCAACTTCGCCAAGAGCGGCGGAGTGGCCATGCCCGCTGATCCCGACCCGCAGCAGGACACGTACTTCGATCGGAAGCTCGGCCACGAGGTGTACCTGCCGGGCTATGCGAGAGCGTGTTGGCTGAGGGACATGTGGTTCCAGCGATGGCCCGAGATGGAGGCGTACTTCCAGCACATCGGCAACATCGACGAGGTGGTGATCCCTGGGACGGGCATGATAAGAGCCGGGGCACCGTTCTGCGCCAGAGCGAACACGTACTTCCAGGGTCTCGGGGCAGCAGCCACCAAGAAGGCTGGGTGGCTCATCGCGAAGGCCTGCTACGTGGACCAGAGCAGCCCGCTGTTCGGATCTCGCCCCTTCGCGGTGATCCACGACCAGTTCCTCATCGAGACCCCGGAGGGTCCTGGCGCGCATGATGCAGCGATGGAGGTGCGCAAGTTGATGCGTGACGGTGCCCGCGAGGTCATGCCGGACTGCGTGCCGGACATCGTGCCTCTGCTCAGCCGCTACTGGTCGAAGAACGCGAAGGACATCTACGACGCTGAGAACCACCTCATCCCCTGGCTGCCGGAGCTGCAGGGTCAACCCGGGGTGTACATCCACAACGACAACGGAGACCTGGTGCCATGGGTGAAGAAGGCCGCGTAGACAAGCGAGACGAAGGGAAGCCGCCGATGGGACTGCTCGCCTGCATCTGGAAGGAGATCGGCGACGTCGCCAAGGTGCTCGCCTTCGGCAATCAGAAGTACAAGACCATCTGGAACTTCCAGACCATCGACCGGGGCCGGGAGCGCATGGCCGACGCGGCGCTGCGGCACCTCTACGCGTCGCTGTCGGGTGAGCTGACGGACCCCGAGAGCGGGCTGCCTCACATGGCACACGCGGCGTGCGACGTGCTGATGGCCCTCTGGTTCGAGAAGAACCAGGCGGTGACCTCGGTGCGGACGCACGGGACGTGGACGCAGCTGCCGGGACCAGCGGACCCGTGGAAGCCTCTCGCGGCGCAGGACAGGTACATCATCATGCGTCACAACGGCCCTCTGTCCGGAGGCGTGACGTTCCAGAGCGAGGAGTACCCGATGGAGTACGGTGATCAGGAG